CCTGGTGCTGCTTCAGGAAGCGTATCAGTAACTGGAATAAGTGCCAGAGCTACAGCTTTAGCTGCTTTTTATACTACTGGAACTTATGGTTGCGGATATATAGCGGGTAATGCTGTTTATTGGTCATTTAGTTCTGCTGGAACTGGCTATGCTTTTTCTGGTGATGTTGAACTTAATTCAAAACCAACTTTCGTACCCTAACAATAAGTAATTAAGGAGAATAGGTCATGGATAGACCCGTAATGTTAGATAGACTAGATTATAATGCTGTTATTAATGGTGACTTTCCTTATTGGCAACGTCAAACTTCTTGGAATCCCACAACAGGGGTTACCTATGGTGCTCCTGATAGATTTGGTGTTTCTAGAAATGCAGGAGATGCTCAAATAACAAGGAGTACAGATGTTCCAACATATGCACAATCCAAACATTTTTCTAGTTATTCTTTAAACTTTTCTCCTAATGTTGCTATTTCCTCACCTACCTCTAGTCAAAATTTTGATATAGTACATAACATCGAAGGTAACTTTTTAAAATCGTTTATAGGTCAAAATATCTTTCTATCTTTTTGGGCAAAATCTAATCTTACAGGTTCTTGTGCAATATCTTTTCAAGAAGGTGCCTCTTCATTTAATAATAGTTTTGTAGCTTTGTATACCCTAGACCAAGCAGATACTTGGGAATACAAGTTAGTTTTACTTAATTTACCTGATAATTTTTCTTGGGAAACAGGAACAGGAAGATCTTTGAGATTAAATTGGACTATGCTACCCGAAGGAGATTGGAATACTTCTACTCCAAATCAATGGGTAACTGGAGATAAGCTTTCTTATTCTGGGATTCTTAATTTTTTTAGTTCAACAAGTAATTACTTAAGAATAGCTCAAGTAAAACTTGGTATTAATTATACGGGAACAACTTTAGCAGATGTAATATATAGTTACAGCGGAAAAAATATTTTAGAAGAATATTTCTTATGTAAAAGATATTATCAAAAGAGTTATCCTTTAGCTATATTTCCAGGAGCAACAGATCCTAGTGGAAGTGGTTACCATATCTGGACTCAATATAGAACAGGATCTGACTGGCAAAGTATTCGTTTGCCTGTATCCATGAGAACAACTCCAGTTATTACAATGTATAGTCCTTCTAACGGAGCAGCAGGATATGCTTATCAGGATGATGTAGCTCCCGGAAATATCGCAGCAGTAGGAATATCTCGTACAGAAAAACATTTAGAATTTTTTACAGGTGGCAATGCTGGAGCACAGACCCGAGTGCATTGGGTAGTTGATTCTGAAATTTAATTTAAGGAATATAAACTTATGAAAACAATCGAAGTCGTATCAGGACAATCAGGACATAACTTATTTTTAAATTCTAATTTTGATATTGCTCAGAGAGGAACTAGTTTTCCAGCTATAGAAAATTATGCTTATAGTTTAGATAGATGGATTCATGCAAAAGCAGGAGATGTTTCCCTTAATATTACCCAAGATACAGATGTACCTACAGGATTAGATAGTGCTATAAATTCTATTAAATTAGAAGTAGCTACTGCAGATACATCTATAGGAGCTACAGATTTTTGTGTGATAGGACAAAAAATTGAAGGATATAATGCTAAGTATATGTATGGAAAAACATATACTTTATCTTTTTGGGTAAAAACTAGTGTCATAGGTACTTATTGTGTTTTTTTTAAAAGTGCTACTGGATATCGTCAATACGCTGGAGAATATACTACCACTACCACAGATTGGGAACCACATTATATTACTCTTACTCACGATACCACAGGAACTTGGAATACTACTAATGGAGTTGGCATACAAGTTTATTGGGTCTTGTCCTGTGGAAGTAGTTATACTATCCCCGGAGCTAATGCTTGGTATGATGGTAATTATATAGCTACTTCAAATCAAATAAATGCTACAGCTACAATTGGAAATACCTTTAAGCTTTCTCAAGTAATGTTACATGAAGGTAAAGCTCCTTTATCCTCCTATATTCCAGCAGGAAGAAATATTACTGATGAATTAGCAATGTGCCAAAGATATTATCAAATATTGGATCAGGGAATAATTGGTGGATCTTATTCAACAACTCAAGCATTAATGGGAGGTATATTTCCAACTACAATGAGAGCAAGTGCGGTAATAACTCAGACAGGAGTAATTACAGTACATGATCCTGCTTATGCTACCTATACACAAAGTGCTCCTGGTTTTGGAACATATTATGCAGACAATGTAGGAATGACTGTACTACTCATTAACTTTTCTGGATTAACTAACGGTCGCACTCTCAGAATACATGGTAATTCTTTAATAGCTACATCAGAATTATAAGGACATAATACTATGACACAATATTTTCCAAAAGTTTATATAGATGAAAACACCACAGATATAACCCAAAATAGCAACGATATAGTTGCAAAACCTGGGTATAATTTTATTTTGAACGGAGATATGATGATCTCTCAGCGTGGAACTTACACATCTCCCGTATCAACATCTAATACAGTATATAATCTTGATAGGTGGAAATCCTATTCTGACTATTCAGGTACTGCGGTCACTATGACCGTTCAACAGATAGGCAGTGCACAGCCATCATCACTTCCAAATGGGAAATCTATAAGGTATACCCTGACTAATGTAGGAGGTGTTCCCCTTGGTAGAATAGGTTGTTATCAATATATAGAAGATATAAGTTATCTACAAGGAAAAGAAGTAACTTTATCCGCTTGGGTCAAGTCTAATACAACAAAAGTACATTTTATGCTTAATTGTACTTCAACATCATTTTCAACATATAGTTATACTGATGTTGGTAATTGGCAATTGATAACTGTAACTGGAACAGTTCCAACTTCTGGAGTAACTTCTATAAGAGCATGGATAAGGTTATCTAGTAGTGAAGCAGGTGATATAGCACTTGACCAAGGTGACTATGTAGAAATGACTGCAGCAATGCTTACTATAGGGAAACCACGTCAATTTGAGCCAAGATCATTATCTTTAGAATTACTTTTATGTCAAAGATATTATGAGAAAAGTTATCCTATTGCCACTCCCCCAGGATCAGATGCTGTGTCTGATGGATGTCTTTGGATACCCGAAAGGTTATCAGTTCCCCACAATTCTTGGTTGGGTTTCATAACATATAGAATCACTAAATATAAAATTCCAACAATTACCATGTATTCATGGTCTGGTAATCCAGGAAGATGTTCTAATACTAGTGGAGTTGAACAGGGAGCAAATAGTGCTCTCACTGTTTGGACTGGAACTAATAACTGCGTTATAAGAAATTACTCTGGTGTAACTATTTCCTCATCTGGTGGCTGGATCTGTCACTATACTGCAGACGCAGAATTTTAAGGGAATAGATGATTGGTTGGATGAATTTTACATTGGACTGATGAATTAGAAATGTATTTTTAAAGTAAATTGTAATTAATTAATAATCTTTTTAAATTGAAGTATATAAAAGATTATTTAGGAGATATATATGGCAGGACCTAGAGGAGAAACTGGTCACACTGGATTAATGGGTCCAACTGGACTTCAGGGAAGTACTGGTATTAGAGGAGAAAAAGGAGAAAGAGGACCTTTTGGATGGACAGGTCTTCCTGGGATACCTGGTCAAGAGGGTTCTATCGGATTACAAGGAATTACTGGATTTATCGGTCCAAGAGGATATATAGGATCTACAGGACTTATTGGATTACAAGGTACTACTGGATTACAAGGTCCTAAAGGTGATTCTGGAACAAAAGGAAGCACTGGTGAGATTGGACCAAGAGGAGTAACGGGACCTAAAGGAATTGATGGTAAAGATGGTGAATATGGACAAATGGGTCATACTGGATTACGAGGTATTCCAGGAATAAGCATACAAGGTCAAAAAGGAGATACGGGTATCCAAGGAATACCCGGTAACACAGGATTAGGAGTTACAGGACCCAGAGGAGAAAGAGGATTAATTGGAGTTCAGGGATTACAAGGAACTACAGGATTACAAGGTATTGCTATAACAGGACCCCAAGGAATTTCTATACAAGGACCTATAGGTGTTACAGGTGTACAGGGATTAACTGGAATTATAGGATTACAAGGAATTACAGGATTACAAGGTCAACGTGGAGATATTGGATTTAAAGGAAGTACAGGTATTCAAGGACAAATTGGAGTAACTGGTATTCAAGGAATACAAGGTCCCAGAGGTAATTTTGGATTTACGGGTACACAAGGAATAAGAGGTCAAACAGGTATTAGAGGTCAAACAGGTATCATAGGATTGACTGGTATATCTGGACCAACAGGAATACAAGGGATTATAGGACTTACCGGAGAAACTGGAGTATACGGACCTAGAGGAGATACTGGTATTAAAGGGGATACAGGATTACCTGGGATAATGATTCCTGAATCTGGAACTTCTAAACCAGTAGCTAGTGCCGCAGTTAGGGGACATATTTATATTACAGAGGGTGGTGCTGGTGTTGCTGATGAAGCAGAAATTTGTTTAAAGTCTTCTGCGGATACATATTCTTGGGTTAGTCTAGCTTCAGGTTAACGGAAGGGTTCCATGAGGGAACCCTCTTTCTAATTAATTTTAATTTGTATTGATTTCTTTTCTTTTTTAGAAATTTGTAATTTAAGTTCTCCAGCATCATAGGATGTTCTTATATTTTTAGTATCAATATCTTTATCATCAAATTTAAAAGATCTAGAAAAATTAGATTTAATTAATTCTTTATATAAATAGTTCTCATTCTTTATCTCTTCTTTTTGATATTTTCCCTCAATAGATAAAACCCCATCTTCATAAGTTACATTTAAATCTTCTTTTTTAAAACCAGGTATCGCTGCTATAATTTCAAAAGAATCTTTTTTTTCTATAAGATTAACTTTAGGATAAGTTTCTTTAAAATCCTTTAATAATAAATTTGTATGAGGTGCTAGTATTGTTTCAAAGAAAGGATTAAAAAAGTCATTAGCATAAGATTTTGAAATAGGTAGTAATTGGTTCATAATTGCCTCCTTTTAATTAGTTATCTATAAATTAAATTTGGTATCATATAAATCAAAGTCAAGAGGGAATATCTTATTAATATTTATAGTCTTTTGAAAAGTATTTTCATTAAAAAAGGTAAGTTATTATGGATAAAGAGAAAATAATTTCTCAGAGTAAATCTAAAAAAATATCTAATAATAAATTTATAAAAAATACCTTAGACTTCAACAAGAATAGAATTTCAAGTACTTTGTTGAAAATAAAAGTTTGAAACATAAGATTAATTAAGCCATCTAATAAATATATATTTATTAGTAGAACGAGGTATAAGAGAGCTTAAGGATTAAGAAGTTATGGGAATTAAAGAAGTCTACGGAGAACCTCTACTATATACTGGACTTATTGGTGCAACAGGACCAATGGGTGCTACAGGTGTAAAAGGTCAAGGTTCTACAGGTTTACCTGGAATTCAAGGTTCTGTTGGTGAAACCGGAATAATGGGTCCTACTGGAGTTGGATTACAAGGAATTCAAGGTGAAACAGGTGTAGAGGGTCCTATAGGTGAAACTGGATTAGGCTTTACAGGTATTGGTATTCAAGGTGAAACTGGATTATCAGGAGTAACAGGTCTAAAAGGAAATCAAGGAGAAACAGGTACTCCGGGTATTCAAGGAAATATTGGATATACTGGATTAATTGGTATAACAGGATTAGTTGGTCTTGTTGGTTATACTGGTCTACAAGGAATTCAAGGAACTACTGGATATAGAGGAATAAAAGGAGATAGGGGAAATACAGGACCTTTTGGACCAATTGGATATACGGGTTATACAGGATTAAGAGGTCCAACAGGAGTTGGTTTAAGAGGAGAAACAGGATTACTTGGTCCTATTGGAAAAAGAGGAGAAACAGGATTATCTGGAGTAACTGGACTTATAGGTTCCACAGGTATTGTAGGACCTAGAGGGTATACTGGTTTTGGTGTTACTGGAATAAAAGGTAGCACAGGATTACAAGGAATTCAAGGTAAAACAGGATTAATAGGAGTAACCGGTTTAAAAGGAATTCAAGGTAATCTGGGTAATACTGGTTTACCTGGTTCAACAGGAATTCAAGGTGTAACTGGACCAAAAGGTAAAGGAGAAACAGGATTAGTTGGTGCTACTGGTATGATTGGGCACACTGGACCTTCTCTTAAAGGTGAAACGGGATTACGAGGTATTAGAGGAGAAACTGGTCTTCTTGGTCCCACAGGAATGATAGGTCCCACAGGTGCTGGAATTCAAGGTATCACTGGATTAATTGGAGAAAAAGGAGATCAAGGACATACCGGAGTTAGGGGTCCTGTAGGTTTCACCGGTTTACAAGGTATTCAAGGTATCACAGGTATTGGTATTCAGGGTGATACTGGTGTAAGAGGATTTCAAGGATACATTGGAAGTACAGGTTTACCTGGACCTACGGGAATATTTGGTCCAGCAGGACAAACGGGACCACAAGGATATACCGGTTTACAGGGAGTTAAGGGAGATTCAGGAGATGATGGTGCAACGGGTATAATAGGAAGAACAGGACATACTGGAGCACAAGGATTAAAAGGAGATAAAGGTGTAAAAGGAGATCAGGGGATTCAAGGAATCACTGGTCTATTTGGTCTTCAGGGTCATACAGGTATCCAAGGTATAAAAGGAGATAAAGGAACTACTGGAATTCAAGGAATTCAAGGAGACACTGGATTACAAGGTATAAGAGGTTATACTGGGATCCAAGGTATTCAAGGTCATACTGGAATGGGTGTGACTGGAATACAGGGACAAAGAGGAATAACGGGATTAGCTATAGTAGGTGCTACGGGACCTATGGGATTTACTGGAACTCGTGGAATTATAGGACAAACTGGAGCACAAGGTTATACAGGTTTAAGAGGAATAACTGGATTAAAGGGAGACACGGGTAGTACTGGTGTACAAGGATTTAGAGGATTTAAAGGTGATCGGGGTACAACAGGTGTTCAGGGAATACAGGGATTAACAGGAGTAACTGGAGCTACAGGTATCCAAGGCTTGGGTTTAACAGGACTTCAAGGAATTAGGGGAGCTACTGGAAGTAAAGGAGATCAGGGTTATACTGGTTTAAGAGGAATTAGAGGAGAGACTGGATTATTAGGACCCACAGGTATGCCTGGTTATTCTGGCGACAAAATGTGTTTTCAGCCTAATAATTATATTAACTTTGCTCATTATGATATAGTAGAAGATCACTCCATTCTTTTAGGATATTCTCCAAGTCAGTTTGTATCTTCAGGAACTAGAGTAGCCTATCCTTCTGGAAATTATACAAATGAAATTGTTTATGGTGATGGTTTTTATAATACATATACTCAAAGTACTTTAAATAAAAGTACTTTTATATTATATCAATTTGATATAAGTACTCTAGTTTGGGATTTAGTTGATTTGAGTATGCTTTCTGCTCAGATATGGTGTTATACCCAAACCAATTCAATTTCAGTAGTTGTACCCCTTTTAGAAATATATAATAGTCTCACGGGTGTTTGGGAGATTATAGGTCAAGGGACATATAATCCCGGTGGTTATGAAAGAATAAAAAAACATTTAGATGAATATAACTATACAGTAAGAGATTATGCTGTAGGATTTAAGGTATATCTAAGATTAAGACCTTCTAGAGCAATAGAATCTGGTGAAAATTTTAATTTATATACGGACTATGTTCAATTATGTGCTGACACAAGAATCATAAACCCACCTTTTATAAAAAATGCAATAGAATTTGATTTTTTAACAACTGACTGGATTAATCATGAAATAAAAATACCACAAGCAATTATCACCGGAGCAGGTCAAATAGGACCCCATCAGTTACCGGTAGGTTATAGTTATGATGTGACTACTTTTAAATATATAGATTCAGATACATTAAGACCTGTCTTTTGTGGTTATAGAATTGTTAAATCTTCAGGATTAATCACTATTTCAAAATCAGCTAAAGTTCCTAATTTTGATGGTGTAGTACTTATTGTTGTTGACCCGTAATATAATACTAATATTCTAGATATTGTAGATACAATTCTATGGACACTGACAAGAAAAAAGTAAAAAAAGCAACTGAACAGTTATCGGAGAGGGTAGATGCTCTAGAGGTAGCTCTTCTTTTGCTCCTTAACAGTTTAAGAAATGTTAAGAGCATAGAAGGGAATAAAGAAGAATACTTAGTAATTGGAAAAATACCTGAAACTACACTACTCACGATAGAAAGTATTATTGTGAAAAATAAAATTTAAAATAGGAGGCTTTATGGCAATCGCACATTACACACACATCTTTTCCGCAGCAGGCTTTTCTGGCGAGCAATTTGATATTGCAGCAGGACCAGAAGATACTGGAATTATTGATGTACTTTTAAGTGTTGGAGATGGTGCTTTAACAGAAGATGCACCCCATGTTTTAATATCTACTGGATCTTTAGGAGGAGCAAGAAATTTAGATATTTCTGGACTTGAATCCGAAAGTGCAGAGAAAGGTGGACAAGCTCTTGACGGTAGATTTTTCTATCTGTCTGTTCAAAATACAGATATCACTACTTATAGTATTACAGTTTCTGGTGGAGCTACTATTAATGGAAGTGCTACTTTTACTATCAGCAATGAAGGTGATTATCTTTTTCATCATGTCACTGGTGGAGTTTGGAGAGTTAACATACTTCCAAGACCTGCAGAAAAATTAGCTACTTTAGCTAGAATTCCTTTTACTACTTCTGATTGGACTTCCGGAACTGCTGATATGATTAAGATTCTTCAAACAGGTAGTCCTGCAGCGGGTGAAGTAGGTCCACATGATATAACTGTAGCAGCTTCATATGTTGTTCAAGTTATCAATACTGACCTCACACCTGATGAATTAGTAGATGTTGAAGTACAATATGCCGCTAATGGTGATATTACTTTAAGAAAAGCTAAAAAAGCTCCTGATTTCAATGGTGTTGCTATTATTGTTGGAACTTTAGACTAATTTGAGACTTTAAACGGAGTTTAGACATGAGTATTTTAGAAAAAAATAAAGAATTAAAAGCATCAATTGAACAAATGACTATTGAAGAAAAAGCTATTAAAGCTAGAATAAATGAGCTTAAAAATTTAATTGAAGAGAAAAAAAGAAAAACTGTAGCATTAGATGCTGCAAAAAAAGAAGAAGCTGCTTTACTAAAAGAGTTAGAAAGCTTGATGTAATATTTCTTTTGAAATAAATGAAGGGGATTTTTATCCCCTTCATTTATATACTTTAGAGATTTATATTTAGGGACAGTACATGGCTAAGGAATTTTATCAGCTCATTCGTAGTTTTGGTGGTTTGTCTCTAGAGTATTCTTCTATCAGCGAATCAGATTTTGCTGAATCCTCTGGAACAGCGTACACTCCACCAGAAAGAGGCGATTATAGACGAATTACAGGATCAAGAGAAATACAATTACTCTCGGATGCTCCTGGTGTAATTGAAACTTTTCAGACATCTGCATCTGGGGATTTATTTCTTCCAGCAAATACTGTAGCAGATAACACAAATGATGCTGGAAATGGTCGACTTTTCTTTGTAAAAAATTCAGGAACTCAAGATTTAGGAATAAAAGATTACTTAGGTAATTCTTTACAAGTAATGCCTGCAGATACTGTTGTCATAGCTGTTGGAAATGAAGCTAATAACTGGGATATTTATTTTAAAGCAGATGATATTTATTTTGATAATTCTATATTAAATTGGCCTATATCAGAGGATACTGTACAAAAAGCTATTGAGTATACATATAGTAATGCCACAGGAAACATTAAGCCAAGATTTACATTAACCTTAATTAATAATGGTACTGTAAGTAATAATCAATGGATAACTTTTTCGGAACTTACTCCAGATGTCTGGATTCAATTTCCTTTAGATTGTGAAATAAAAGAATTTACGTTTGATAATTCACGTTCTAACACTAGTTTTGATTTAGAATTTTATAAAAATTCTACAGTGGGTGCTCCTTATCGAACACTTTCCATCGTAACAACACAATATGGTTATTATAGTGGTTGGTCAGATAGTTTTAATGCTGGGGATAGATTAAGAATTAGGTATACTGATCAAGGAGTAAACGCTAGTGACTTGGTTTGTGTACTTTATTGTGTAGCAAGGGTATAGGAATATGGATATTCTTATAAAAATTTTAAAGAATAATAGTGGTGCTCCTTTAGAACTTTTAGGAGTTTCAGATATAGCTCATGGTGAGCAAATAGAAGTAAACCCTAGTAAATGGATTGAATTAATTGAAAGAGTAGAAATTCATGATTTGGTAGCTTCTGGGGACATCATCGTTAATGATGGTGTAAGTGATTTAAATATTGATGCTGCTTTAAGACATATTAAGAAATTGTTTGTTGATTATGCTCCATTAACAAAAGATCCTACTGGTTTTGAAAATCTAGAATATTCAAGTATATCTTTTAATGATAGCAATAGCACATTTTCTATTACTCCTACTAATGCTTCTGGTTTTGACTTTTATATAAGAGGTGTTCGTTATAATAAATCCTCAACAGATAACTTAGTTCTTCCGGATATTGAAGGCAATTTTCATATTTTTTATAATATGTCTGGAATTTTAAGTTATAGTGAAGGAATTGAACATGATGATGCAAACACTGAAACCGCTTCTATTGCAGACCTCTATTGGGATTCTACTAATAAAAAAGCAATTAATCTGTGTGAAGAAAGACACGGTGTTTCTATGCCTTGGGCAACACATCGTAGATTTTCGGATATAGAGGGTTTACAAGTATCCGTTGGTGACTTTGAAGCTATAAACACCACTCCCAATGGAGATGGTTCCTTGGATATTCATGCTCAAATGGGCTTTACCGAGGGAAGTATTTACGATGGGGGTTTACTACACCATGTTGTTACTTCTTCTACCCCAACCCTTCCTTTTGAACAAAGACTTCAAACTTATGCATATATTCCTTTATATTATATAGAGGGGAGTGGAACTATTAAATGGCGAAAATTAGAAGCTACCCCTTTCCCGATGGCTTGGGATGCGGGTAATCTAGTTAGATATAACTACTGGAATGGTTCTACTTGGTCTTTAGCTAATGCTGATGAAGGTTCTGTGCTTTGCACCTATATATTGGCTACGAATAACATACATGAACCTATTATTGGGTTGGTTGGCCAAGCTAAAAGTACTAATTTAATTCAAGCTTTGGAAGAAAACAGGCATAAAGATTTAGAACTTAATAATTTTCCTTTTGATGATTATCTCTTTTTAAGTAGAATATTCTTTGATACTAAAAATTCTTACACTAATCAACCAAAAGCATCTAATCTTATCCCTGCTGATTTAATTTATGGAATTGAAAATCCTGATAGATATGCTTTTCAGGGACAAATTAATGGTAATGCAGGGATAGGAAAATACTTAGAATTATTCTGGGGTATTGATTCTAATGAAGCTCCTTTTATTTTTCCAGAAAATTCATATATGAGAACAATTACCCTACATACTTCTGCACTTAGCACTGGAACTATAGGATTTTTTAATACCTTGGATTTAGTAAATCCTATTTTTGAATTATCTATGACTAATCAAGATAATCAAAGATATAATGTGTCCTATTATTTTTATGCAGGAGACGAAATTTGTATGAGAATAACTGCAGGAAGTTTTCAAAAACCAACTTTAAGAATATGGATTCAAACTGATTTGTAATGGAATAGTGATATATGGCTACTAAGAAAATAAAAAACAATGCAGAGATTTACAAAGTTTGGGGAGGGGTACACTTTACCCCAGATATGGAGTACTCTCTTCAACCGGGAGAAATATCTAAATTTGTAAAGGATTCCTCATTTAAAACTGCACTCTCTACGGGAGATGCCTCTATTATTAAAGGAACTGAAACACTATCAGTAAGTGAAGCTACTATTTTATCAGAAGCTAGATATAACTCAGAGGATGCCCTTCCTAGATTTGCTATTTCCTACGTACACCCTAATAATCTTAATAATGATTGGTTATCTTTAACAGATAATTCTTCTTACTTAATAGAAAGAGTGATAACCACTGATTGTCAATTAATAGCTGCGGGTTTTTTAAACTTTACTAATGAAGTATCATTAGACTTAGAATTTTATAAGAATGGAACAAAAGTTTATACTTGGGAAATTAGATTAGGTTCAGAAGAAAAAAAGAAAACACATAATTTAGTTTCTGAACTTATTTTTGAAGCTGGAGATACTTTTAAAGTATTTGGAAGGGGACAAGGAATTACAGCACAAAATGTGACACTAGATATATTATTTCAAAATTTAGGTTAGTGATAGAGGATAAGATTTTATGGCTATAACACTTTTTATAAAAAACATAGACACTGAAGTAAACACTTGGGTGAATCATGAATTTCAGCCTAATGAGGAATGGGAAGTACCCTCTTCTAGACTTGAAGCTGCTAGAAATGATGTCCTTTTTTTACAAGATTTAGCTAATGGTAAAGCATCTATAAGCAATGGTTCATCATATTTCAGTGATTTTTCTTTAGCTTCTAAATATTTATTTGGAGGTATCACAGAACTAACTAATATAGATATCACTTCATCAGAAAAAGCTCTTAAAGTTACTCCAACAAAATTAGAGGGTAGTTCTACTCTTAAAATTTCTCATAATTATTGTGATAAAACTACTTGGTATACTGAAAGTGTTGAAGTAACCAGTGAAACTCTTTCTGTAAGTGGTGCTGGTAATCTAGTATTCATGTCATTACATGAAGACTGGATTGATTTGACCCACGGTAAAGTTCCTTATGAAGCAAGAATAGCTGCGGATTATTCTCCTGTTATAAGTGTAGATGATGTTCCTTTAACAGGTGACGCTGCTTCTGGGTTTACTATAAATTATGAAGAAGGTAGTGTTACTTTCTTGTCAGAACAAACGGGAACAGTAAAAGCACACTATCACTATGCTGATGGCAGTGGTTGGTTTATTGAACCTGATCCTGGAAAAATATTAAAAATTATAGGTACTGAAGTAAAATTTACTGAGGATTCTGTAATTGATATGGATCATGCTATTATTTTTCAGTTATATATTTTTGGAGGAACCGTACCTTATGGCGAACCCACTATTTATAATAATTTAGAAGATATAATCAAATGTTCTATGGGAGAATCTTATGTAATTCCTGCATTTGGAGTTATGCCTAAAAAAGTTATTGTACTTCCTTTTGATTATATTACTTCTAAAGATTTACCTAGCTCTTTAGGAGCAGTGATTAAAATAAAACTAGCAGAGGATACTCCTGTAGAAGGAACTTTTGGAATTGTTTCAGCACATTGTATAAGTGTGAATGAATAAGGGGATATAAAAATGGCAACATATAGTTATACTAAGTACATTGATGATGATCGTTTAGCATTAGAAATTAGAAATAGTGCTATTACAATAGCATTAGATTCTGTGGAGATTACTGGAGAAGAAACAGTAGATATTGCTTTCAAAGCAAATTTACCAGAAGGAGATAAAGCACTTTTAGATTATCTTGTAGAAACACATATTAATCAACCTATTACGGTTAGGGATAGTGTAGTATTAGAAAATGTGGATATAACTTCAAATGTAGAGCGAGCTATAAAAATGGCTCCAACTAAGCTTGAAGGATCATCCACTCTAAAAGTTTCTCATGACTTTTGTGACAAAACTACATGGTATACTGGAAGTATTAGAATTGAGAATGAAATTCTTATTACACAGGATAGTCTCACCTATACTGCTCTTCATGATTTTTGGATAGATTTAGAACATGGTAAAGTTCCTTATGAAGATCGTGTTTCTGCTGAATATGTACCTGTAGTTAAAGTTAATGGAGAAATAGTTACCGAGGGTTTTGTTATAGATTATGCTAATGGTGAAGTTATCTTTTCTCAAGATATGAGCGGTTCTGAGATTACTGCTAGCTATAGCTATGCTAATGAGTCTACTTGGAATATTGCTCCAGATTCAAATAAAATTTTAAAAATTTTAGGAACTACGCTTAAATTTACTAATGATATTCTTTTAGGAGAGGGACAGTATATTATGTTCCAACTTTTTGTTATGGGAAATCCTTATGGAGAACCTACTATTTATAAAAATATTAAAGATATCGTTAAATGTACTATGGCATCCCCCACTACTATTCAGGGTTTCGGAGATATTACTTCTGAGGTAACTTTTTTACCATTTGATTATATTACTTCTAAGGATCTTAAAAGTTCTTTAAATATGGAAATAAGAATTTGGCTTAGTAATCATAACCCATGTTCTGGTGAATTTGGTATCGTTACCGCAAATTGTTTAAGTATTAACGAATAAGGATATTAAACTATAATGCAAATTATCGCTGCTGAAGGAAATACGTTTTCTTCTAAAGTTATTAAGTTTATTTCAGGTTATGCTAAATCTCATGTAGCTCTACGTTATAGTGGTAATAAAGATCAATGGTTAATACATTCTAGAACTGGTGGAGTACAACCAGAATGGTGGCATAGATTTCAAGAGCATTTTATTAATTTATATCAATGGGAAACCCATATTCTAGTTGCGGAAGAAGCTGCAGATAATATTATTCAAAGTATTGGTATCAAAAAATATGATCATTTTTCCTTATATGGTTTTGGAATTTATCTTTTATTAAAAAGAATAGGAATTAAACTTTCTAAAAATCCTTTTGGAAATCCAAATAAATTCATGTGTACTGAAGTAATCATAGCTTGGATAAGAGAATGTAAAAAATTGGATCCTGCTTTAGAAATAGAAGAAAATTTTGATACGGAATTGACTAGTGTAGAAGATATTGTGAAATTCCTAGATTCTTACCCATTTTATTTTAAAAGGATTTTACAATGAAAATAACAATAGTCTCTGACATACATATAAATAGTTTTTTTACAAAAGAAAAAAAATTTTTAGAACTAATGGATACACTAGAAACAGATCTTTTAGTTATCAATGGAGATCTCTATGACCTTTATCTTGGTCCTCCAAAAAAAGATGTCATTAAAGACATAAAAAAGAATAAGAATATAAAAGATATAGTTTATATTCGAGGAAATCATGATTTTAGAATAAAGGATCATTTCACGGGTATAAAAATATATGACTTTTATGAAATTGGTGATTTGTATATCACTCATGGACACCAGTATGATTTTCTTTCTAAAGAAGAACCCCGAAAATATGGTTATGGGGTGTGGACTGTTAAGATAAGAGATTGGATAGAGAGAGTTTTCAAATTTAATGTAAGGATATTTTTAAAGAAACTATCTTTTGGATCAATAGACAAGTTACTCTTTAGAGCACAGAAATTAGCTGTACTAGATAAACCTAATAAAAAGATTATCTTAGGACACACTCACCTTCCTATCAATGACCCCCCTTATTATAATTGTGGATGTATGGTAGATGATTTTTTCACTTATATGGATATTGATATAGAGAATGGTGTAAGCAATATTAATTTAATAAGTGACCAATAAATGAAAAATTTTAAACAAGAAAAATATAAACAAGATAGAAATAATTTAAGATATTTAATAACCGACCCCTTTTCAGAACATCCTTCTCTTACAATCCTTAATTTTATTAAAAATAGAGTTTTTATTAAGAATAAGAGTGCCAATTATACCTCAGAAAATAGTAAATTTTGCTATGAATTAATTCTAGCTAATAAAACAGGATTTATAAGTGTCGGTATTAGTAAAGATCATTTAATTACTGCCAAAGTTTCTTATAATATAACTTAAGAAATTAAAACAAGAGATATAAAAGAAGTATTATCTTTGATTAAAGAGGTGTTATTTACTTAGGAGAGACTTTTGAGACTAGAGATTGGAGGGGGATTGATACCTAGGGAAGGGTATGTAAATGTGGATTACATGGACCATCCTTTAGTTGATTACCAAGTAGACCTAAACAACGACTCTTTACCTTTCCCGAATAGTTCTGTAGATGAGATATATTCTAATCATTGTTTAGAGCATTTACAGCCGGGATTTAATGGATTTCTACATTGTATTGAAGAGATGTGGAGAGTAAGCAAACCTAATGCTCCTTGGTATATAAGAGTACCTTATTTTAATAGCCATCACAGTTTAGCAAATCCTTTTCATTCAAATAACATATTTAATGAATACACCTTTTATTATTTTTCTGATGAGCATATAAATCAATATTGTAGTAATGTTTATATTAGAAAGGGAAGTTGTTTTGAACATAATCTTAAAGCAACTTTGATTGTAGATAAAATTTGTTTTGAATTTTTTGATAACTATAAGATGTTGGAAAAATATCCTTCTGAAAAGGTTACTGAAATAATTCATAAAGAAATGAATGTTGTAAATAATATTGTTTACTATTTAAGAGCAGAAAAACCTGATTTCTGGTTAAAAGAGGATTTTAGGAATAGAGGTTAAGTCATGAAAAATTTAATTAAAAAAATAGCTATGGGTCACCTAATGTCCCCTGAATATAAGGGAAATCTTCTTGAATATTTTGAAGAAAAACAAGAAGATGAAAAGAAAAAAGAATCTTTTTTATTAAATGTTGTTAAAATAGCACGTGCTTGGCATGAAACCCTTCAAGCTGTTAAAAAAACCTTAGACCAATTTATAGGACATACGGGATATAACGTGGAAAGAAGGGGAGGGAATTTTTATTTCCACCCCAAAGATGAATCTTTTCATGAAACTAGAAGTTATCCTATGCTTTTTGTTCTACCAGATGGAGATACTTTTATTTCTGATGCTTCACATAGAGAACGAGAACATGAGGAAAAAGCAAGTAAAAAAGAAACGCCTCAGCACGAACCTCCTATGGGAGCTAAGAAGTATACTATGACTAGGGGTATAAAGACTATGATTGATCAATTGTCTGAAAAAAAAGACAAAGGAAGATATCAATAGGTGGTTCCTATCATTATTGAATCAAAAAATTTCTGTAAAGCTATTTCTTGGTTTATGCCTGTGGGAGCTATTACCTTATACCCCTTTATTATATGTCGAGATAAAAGTAATCAAGTGATGATTAATCATGAGTCTATCCACATTAAACAACAATTAGAATTATGTATATTGCCATTTTTTATCCTTTATTTTTTAAATTGGATATACAATTTAATCAAGTATAGGGGTGACCCCAACAAATCCTATTTAGAAATAATTTTTGAAAAAGAAGCTTATGCTAAGGAACGTGATTTTAAATATTTGTTATCCCGACCTAAATGGTCCTGTTTTAAAAGAAATCTTAGCTGATACTTTCTAGTTTATTAATTTTCCTTTAAACATAAGCATTTCAGAATAAATCTTATTAAAAACAAGTTTACTATAATCTAGTTATATCCTTGAAATCAGGTATTAGAAAATTTTTTATTAATAATCTCGTTAAAGAGTATAGGAGAAATTATATGTCATTTATTAAGCGATGTGTGAGTACCATAATTAAGTGTGGTTGTGGAAAACCAAGTGTAATTAATTATAGAGGAAAATGGTATTGTGTTGATTGTTTAAATAATTTAAAAAAATCCAAAAAAACTCTTAAAAAAACCTTATAGGTTTTGGAGGCTTCGATGAAATATGATCTCACTGTAGGTATTTTTGAGTGGGAATTAGATGATGAAGTTGGAGAAGAGGAAATGGATGGGGATTTAGGTTTATGTGATTATGAGACATTGAAAATTTCTATTAAAGAAGGATTAAAGGATCAAATTAAAAAAGTCACAGTTCTTCATGAATTAGGTCATGCTTTTTTTTCTTCAGCAGGATTTGACCCAGAAGAGGAAGAGAGGGTAGTAGACATCATGGCAGTTCAAATGATTGGGTTCATTCAAAAAAACAAAGAATTTTTTAAATATTATTTTCTAGAGGAAGAATAGGATATTTAAAGTTATCTTACCGTTATAATCATATAGTTGTTATCTATTAATATTAAGGGTTTCAGTAGTATTAACTTTTGAGGACATATGAGGAGAGATCAATGGACAAAGTACTAAAAGACTTAAAGAAACTTAAGAACATTTATTATGAGACTGAAAAGTGTAAACTTGGAGACGAATTAGAGGTTACTCTAAGATTACTAACTTCAGAAGAAGAAACCGAAGTACATAGTTTTTCTACTAAGTATGAGCAAGGTATTGCTTATCTTTATTCTGTAAAAAGAGAAACTTTAGCAAGATCTATTGTTGAATTAAATGGGAGTCTCATTCCTGAAATTATTGAAGATGATGACCTTGGTAAAGTTCAGAAACATGTTTGGCTTCGTGATAATATTATTAAGGGGTGGAGTCAAGTTTTAATTGACGAGTTGTGGCAAAAATATGCGAAACTTCTTCTTAGAGTGGAAGAGAAGATTGGAGTTTCATTTAAGGAAGAAGACGAAAAAGAGAAGGAATGAAAAAGAATAGGTATAAGGACTTAGAGGATCTATTATATATTGGCTTTATACCCTATAAAACTAGAATAGGTAACTTAGATTTTGTTTTTAAATCGGTCAGTGATTTAGAATACCAAAAAACTAGTTTAATGAGTGGTATAAAAGATGACTTTTTTTATAACTCTAAGTTTCATCGTAATTATTTATATCATTCTATTTTCATGATTAATGGGACAAATGTATTAGAAAAAAGGGAGTTTTATTATAATGATCTTATAGATATTTTTAAAGAGTCACCTTCTTTTTTAATCAATAAAATATTTAATATTTTAGATAAATTAGCAACTAGATTAAATAAGTGTATAAATTTAGTAGAACCTTATGCTTATGAAAATAATTCTAGATATAGCTGGTTGAGTAAAAGAAATAGTATACTCAATAGTTATCAGCACACCGGAATAAAAGGTACCGAAGAATTAGGATTAAATCAGTTTCAAAAGTATTGGTCAGTTTTAAATATAAGAGAAGATGAAAAAGAATCTTTTGAAGAAAGATATAGCCTAGCTAAATTTTTAGCATCTTTTACAGACCCCAAATCAATTAGAAAAATTGATGGTCAGGATAAAGCTAAAAAAGAAGAAGAAGAGAAAAAAAGAGAAAGAATAAAATTATATGGTACTGAAGAAGAAAAATTAAAATATTTGGATCCAACTTCTACCCGAGACGGCATTATAGCTGAATTAGAAAAACAAATGAGAGGAGATAAGGATGCTCATGATAAAGCTATAGAAGAACATGAGAAAAAACTTCGAGCTAATATGCTGAAACAGATGCAAGAACTTAAAAATATGCAAGAATCTAGAAAGAAAGAAAATATTTTTATTGATGAAGCAAGACCTATCTCTAAAGAAGAAATGTTAGAAAGAATTAATAAAAATAAAAAATCTCCAAAAGTATTCTTAAAGTCTATAGATGAAAATGAATCAAAGTATATGGAAATGTCCAATGTAAAAACAGAAGATATTTTAGAAGAATCTGGACTTACTACAGAAGGTTATAATCATTTAGTTAATAATGAGATGTTTAAAGATAAATACAAAAAGATAGAAGATAGAGAAGATAATACCACTCAGAAATATTTAGAAGAACAGAAAAGATTAGCAGCATATGCTGGCATAGATGATGAGGAAACTAATTTTGATTTTCCAAATTTGAGGAATAGATAATGGCTGATAACAATGTTAAAAAAATAAACCAAATTGCTAAAAATTTAGAAAATCTTACAAAGCATCTTAGAGATACGGATAATACACAAAAAAGAACATTTAATAATATTGATAGTAATGCTAAAAAAGCTAGTAAGACTACCAAAGAACTTACAAAAAACTTTGAGAATTTTGATAAAGTATTATCAGGAATAACTTCTCAAGAGTTTACCAAGTCATTAAAAGATATGCCTAATTACATTAAAGGTGTAAGTAAACTTACCTCATCTTATACAAAGTATACTCGTGAGGTAGGGCGTACTAATGAAATGTTCAAAACTTTAGGTATTTCTTTTAATAAAACAATGCATGATTTAGAAGGTAAATCTAAGAATGTTGCTAACGCAATGTCTGATTTAATGAATCGTGCTAATAAATTTGCAAATATAAAAGATAATATCTCTGGAATACCAAAAAAACTTAAAGAGATTCAAGATGCTATGGGTGATTCCCCTGAAATTAAGGTGGGTTCTATAGAAAAACTTAATTCTTTAGTAGATAATCTTGAGGGTAAAGTAAGTAAGGTTGATTTTGACGATATTAAAAAGAGCTTATCTAAAATAGGAAAAGGAGAAGAAATTTCTGATGTTACTAAAGAAATTCAAGATAAGTTAAACAATGTAAAAATAGAACCATTAATAATAGGTGGAGAAGAAACTGGTAAACAACTAGTTAATGAAATTAGTACTGAATTAAATAAAATGGGGAATCTTGCCCCTGGAGATTCCTTAATAGATACTTTTCGTGAAAGTATAAAAGAATTAAGTAAAGATGATTCTTTTAAACAAGTTGTAGAAAATAATAAAGAAGCAATTGATGAATTTGAAAAAATCTTAAAAAAACCTGGTGTTACCTATACAGAAGTATCCGATAAAATGATGCAAATTAATAGTGCATTAAAAGAATCCATGAATGGTTTTTTTGAAAATTTTCGTAAAGATGCTGCTAACTTAGAAAATGATCAAAATCTTATAATTAAAAAACAAGAAGAACTTTCTGATAAATTTAAAAAAGGATATCAGTTAACTTTTTTAACTGAAGAAGCAATATCCCAATTTCAAGGGGTCATGGCACAACTTTCTGCAGATACACTTGACCTTCAAGCTAATAACATTATTCCTGATGAACAATTACTTAAAACTGGGGAAATGGAAAAAGCTTTAAAAAAATTAGTTCAACTTAATGAAGAAAATAAAGAGATACAACAAGATTTATCTGTTCCAGAAGAAAAAAGAAAAAAGACTATTGAACAAATTAAGCAAGCTGAACAAAAGAATATAAGTGCTATTAAAGATCAGATTAGATATATGAAAGATCTTGAAAAGAGTTCAGAAGGATATGCTAAGAATTTAATAGCTGGTGCAGAAAAAGGTTTTGGAGAAGATAAAGCTGAAGGATTTTCTAACGAATTATTTAAAATAAATGGTTATCTTCAGAAAACAGGAAATTCTTTAGGAGAAAATAGTCTTATAGGAAAGGGACTTAAAAGTCTCGGAGGTTTAGCAGGTAGCTTTGGTGGTAAATTAAAACAACTAGCTTTTCCAGTAGGTTTGATTACAGGAGCTATTTCCTTAACTAAATTTCTATTAAAAGTAGAATCACAATATGCAAAAATGAGTCAAGAAATTGTTGGAACAGGTGCTTTAATGACTACCTCTGCTAAGGATATGGGTTCCGCTTTAGATTCTCTTAATATCAAAGCAAGTAATATGGAAGGACTTCTAGCAGCAGCTATGGGAAGTAAAGATTTAGCTCTAGCTAGAGGAGAAATATTAGATGTAGTAAATACTTTAAATAGTGCTGGTATTCCTGCAAAAAAATTAAAAGAACAAATGAAAGGAGTCGCTACAACTGCTGCTGAAGCAAAAAATGAATTTTTAGGTGCTGCAGCACAAGTAACTACTTTTTCTTATAATCTAGGTATAAGTAAAGGACAAGTTGCAGGAATGATTGGTGAGATGGGACATGAATTCGGTTCTACTATGGGTAGTGTAAAAGATACCTTTGCAAATATCACTGCTTCTGCTCAAGCTTCGGATATGAGTACTAATAGATTTTTAGCTACAGTACAAACAACTACTGCAGGTATGAGTTTTTATGAAGAACAAGTAAGTGATGTGGCGAAGATAATGGGTCATCTAAGTAAAACCACCAATATGTCTGGAACTGATCTAGAAAAATTTGGTAAAGCTATGGGTGGTATGTCCGAAAGTACCGATCAAGCTATGAAAGGTTTAGCTATGATGCAGGCTATGGGCGGTAAAGCTTCTTTATCCGGTCTTGCAGATAAAGTTACTAAGTCTATGGCTGGTTTGGATGAGAAAATAGCTAAAGCTAGATCAAGAGGGGATACTGATACTGTAAAAACACTAGAAGCTCAAAAGAGAAATTCAGAAGAATTGAGATCTGCTTTACAATCTGGAGATTTACCTAAAGCTGCATATATGATGAAGATGGCATCGGGGGATGTGAAAAAAGCCTTAACAGCAGGTCAATTGGAGTTTGTAGCTAAAGCTTCCGGCGGAGATAGAATGGTCGGAGAAAAATTAGCTGGAAGTTTTGGAAATGAATTAAAAGATTTCTATAATACTATGCAAGCTAAAGGAATAACTGTTTCACAATTACAAACAGATCCTGAAATTGTAGGAAAATTTGATGAGCAGAGAGATGCTGCTAAAGAAGCCGATAAAAAAGCAGGAGATGTTCGTAATAAAACTTTAGTTGCTGCGCAAGAAACAGCTACTATTCTAGGAGGAAAAATTTTACCTCTTCTTTATGGTATGACAGCTATGATGGCAGCAGGTGGGGGATTGTCAGGTCTAATCAAACTCTTCAAAGGAGGAGGATTATTTGGTAAAGGTGGTGTTGGTGGAGGACTCTTAGATAAACTCTCCGGCATGGGCAAAATGGGTGCTGGAACTGCTATTAGACAAGGTGCTGGAGGAATGCTGAGAGGAATTGGGGGAATGGCAAAAGGAGCTAGAGGTTTATTAAATACTGCGGGTGGAGGTGTTGCTGCTTTTGGATTATTAACCTCTTCCCTTGAAAATGTTTGGACTATGATATCCGATGGTCCAGAAAAATTTGAAAAAGATTTAAAAGATAAATATGATGCTCGTTCTTTTGCAGAAAAGTTAATGCACCCTATAGATACCCTTACAACTTTGGGTCACAAAGTTGGGGATTGGATGTTAGATACTTTTAATCTAGGTGGTATGGATAAAGATGTTAAAGAAGGTTTTGATAAAAAAGATAAAGAATTAAAAGATAAGAAAGCTAAAATGTTAGCAGATGCTAATTTAGCAAGAAAAGAACAAGGTCTTGAAGAGTTTGGTAGTTATGAAGCTTGGAAAACACATAAACGAGCTAATAAGATCATTCCTCCAGCTACAGATTTAAATCCTGCAATAGATATTACTAGATTGGGAAGAAATCCTGAAAAAAATATATCTTTAGCAAGACCATCCATTTCAAATAATAAAAGCATTACCAGTAATTCTGATAATAAAGTAGTTAATAATATTACTATTAATGGAGTGGATACTGAAAAAGCAATGAAATATGTAGATCATAAAATTAATCGAACAGATATTCAGGTGAATAAATGAGTGTAAGAATACCGGTAGCACCTAAGTATGAGACTAGGAGATTAGCTATTAATATCATAGAAGATTTTTATGAACCTACGGTTATGCTTCCTCCCTTATACTTTCATATAAATCCTCAAAATTTTAATATAAACTATGCTAAAAAGATAAATCGATATCAAACTTTTAATGCTTATGTAGAGGAATATTGGGGGGATGAATTAGATACAATTACCTGTAATGCCTCAACGGGAGCATTTATATCTGAAGATTTAGGATTGGACACTATTGGAAGATCTAAAACAGATCCTTATTTTAAATTTAAAGATATTTTGGATGTTTATAGAAATAATGGATGTATCTATGACGCTAAAGGAAGAGTTTTAAGAAAAGGAAAAGTAGTTGTTTTCTTTGATCCAGGAACATACTTTGGTTATTTTGAAAATTTTACCTATTCAGAAAGTGGGGATAGTCCTTTTAAATTTATTTTTAGTTTTTCATTTAAAGTTCAAAAGTCTTATACAGGTGTTTAATAATGACAATTAAATCTAGTTTAAATCCCGATATAAAAGGAATCACATTTCCTTCTGATCACCAGTATGTTATTATTGATACTTCAGAAACTCCCAAATATAAAGATTTGCCTAGATTAGCCATGTCTTTTTGGATTGAATATTCGGGAAATAATATAAAAGATGTCCCCCAACTAACTCTTCTAATTAATCCTCAGAATATGAGTCTTACTTTTGCTAAAAAAATAAATTCTTCTTTTGCTAGAGATGGTTACATCGTAGAAGAATGGGGAGAAGAACAGGATGTAATCCAATGCTCTGGTAAAATTGGAGGATATTATGTTATACGAGGATCTGATTTTAACGGTCCTTCAAAAATTTCAGGATTAAATCGTTATAATAGGAGTAAATCCCTCTCTTTTAAAAATCTTTATAAATTATTATATATTTTTCGAAATAATGGAGCAATTTATCAAAATGAAACAATGCCAAGAGAAAGCACAAAATTGATACAGCAATCTGGGTATCCCTATATTAATCATAGAATTCCTAAAGTCATAGAAAATGAAAAAAATAGAATTGATAGACTAGGTGATGTTAAGATGTATTATGATCAAACTATTTATGTAGGAGCTTTTGACACGTTTTCGATAAATGAAGATGCTAATTCTCCTTATACTCTTGAATATAATTTTCAGTTCACAGTTCAAAGAACAGATACCACTGATTATAGAACATTTGATTCAACAATACGTGCTACTCTAGAAAATTCAGATGTTGCTAAAAATTCTAGAGAGGTTAGAACTTTGGTTGAAAACGCTATTAGCATTCAGAAAGAATCAAGAGCACTAGAAGATAAAAATCTTTCAGAAGTAACTGATTCAGTAGCAGACGTAGCTCTTTCGAAAGATAGCATAGCATCTAATGTAACCCCAAAACAGTTAGCTCAAAGAGGAGTAAGTCTATTACGAAGTAATGATATGAATCCTACTATTGAAGATAAAGAAAAATATGAAAAAGCTATAGAGACTATAAATAATGGACGAATACAGAAAAACGTTAGTCTTACTAATCAAGGAAAACAACAATTACGAGATGCTATAAACGATACCGCTGTAAGGGAAAATAGATGGTCAACTACAGAAGCAAGATCAAAAGCAAATAATTTAGCAGAAGTAATGATTAAAGATCTTCCTAAACCTAAATCTCAAATAAATAAAGAGATTACAGAAAGTACAGGTAAATCTATAAAACAGTTATAGGATAATAGAATGTTATATAAAGCAACCCATAAACAAAAAAAGATAATTAAACTTGCTCCTGATGCTTTAGTGCGAATTAATGGTAGTTCAAGAGTGACTATCTGCCCCAACCCGGATTGTCAAGCTTCCATAAATTTATCAAAATATATAACCAATATTTCTTCTAGCTTAGCAAATAATACTACAATAGGTAATGCTCAGTTTAATATAGCTATGCCACGGCATGGAGATGATGGAATATATATGGTACGAGGAGGCAAGGTACATGGCATATATCTGATGGATGAAGTTGAGATTTTTATAAAAGGTAGATTTTTAAGTTTAGATAATAAATATAAATATCATAAAGTTTTTTGGGGAGTAATAAGCAATATCAGTGAATCCTATAGTGGTGGTGTTCAAAATATCTCAGTTAGTTGTGAATCAATGTTAAAATGGCTTCAATTAATGAAAACTAATGAAAATCCCGCAATCTTAGCTTATGAAGATACTACCTCTCGAATAGGAGTAGAATCTCAATTAATTACGGGTAAGGTTTATGCTAATAAAAATCCATATGAAATAATATATTCTTTAGTAAAACTCTCCGCAGGGAACATGGTAATTCCGACGGGTTTAGATTCCGAGACCCAATCCATAAATGAAGGACTATCTAAAGAACAGAGATCCCTTATTCCTGTAGGAAACGGAGCTATTATAGGTGCTCAAGATATACAACTTTTAAATAAATGGAGAGATAAATTTGCTAGTATTAAAAGTTCTTTGAAGATGTTTGGTACATCAGAAGAATCTTTTATAGATAATAATGATGCTAAACAAACGGAAGCAAGTACAAAAGAAAAATCAGTAAATGCTGGAGGTAAAACAAGAAATACTCCTATTCAAATATTTTATAATTCTAGAGCTTTGATGGATTTTAAACCATTTTTTAAACCAGAAAATGCAGGAGAAATTGATCCATTTAAGAGTACCTATAAAAATAACTTAGAAATTGCAAGTGAAGTTAAACTTATGACAGGTTTTGAATTTTATTTAGATACCACAGGAGATATTATTTTTAAACCTCCGTTTTGGAATGTAGATACAAGAAAAAATCCTGTTTTTGTTATAAAGGATGAAGATATTGTAAGCTGGGATTTTCAAGAATCTGACGAGACTATTGTTACTCGAATGGAAATCACAGGTAGCTTTGATCAATGGCTCAACCCCGATAGTGATTTAGTACCCAGAGGTATTTTTACTAATTATAATTTAGCTAGACAATTTGGGATGAGAACTGAACAACAAAGTATGAGATTCTTCACAACTTCAGCTATGTGTTATTATTATGCAATAAATGAGATGGATCGAATAAATTCAGGAAGATATAAAGCATCTCTTACTATAATTGGTAGACCTGAATTGAGATTAGGATTACCTGTATATATTGAAAGTAGAGATATCTTTGGATACCTTGACAATATTAGTCATAACTTTACTTTTGGAGGACCTTACCAAACACAAATACATATTTCTGCTATACGTAAAAAGTATTTAGGAGAAGACCCTATGTTAGGAGGTTTTGAATTTGAGAAACAGAAAGATTCTTTTATGGCTTATAAGTATAAAGGGGATCCTGTTATGCTTGTATACCAAGATGCCTCAGATAAAAGTAATGAATTTATTAGAAGTATTAATCCGAAGTATAGGAATCAGAATAAGACAATAGCAGAAACACAATCCAAACAAGCTACCGTTGCTGCTGAAAAACTTCAAGAACATAGTCGGGATCTTCTTAGAACAAATAGAGCAGGTATTTATAAAGAAGTTTCCTTAAGAAGTGATGAAGCTCAAAAAATATTAAAAGAATTTGATTTCGCAAAAGAAAAAGAAAATAAGGATTCTTATTTAGATTTTTTACAAAAAGCTATACCTGTTTCTGATGAAGAAGGCTATGAATTAATTGGTATATTTGAAAACGGAAGATCCTTATATCTAGATGATGATGGTATTTTAAAAAAGAAAGGTAGAAGTTTTTCAGAAATATTAAGTAATACCTTAAATAAAGTTACAAATAAAAAACAAACTTTTGATGCTCCAACCTTAACCACTGTCAAGATAAAGAATGATCCTACAGATAATGCTAATTATCTCCAATCATATTTTGATACTCCAGATGAAACAACCAATACTGCAAAAGAAATAAAAAATTATTATGCAGATAAATCTTTAGAATTAGCAAAATTAAATCCTAAAATGGATAGAACTAGAAAAGAAGGATGTTCTTGTTATGATAGTGCTATAACAGGAGTATCATTAAGAGATACTGTTTCTTCTGGAAACAAACAAAGAATTATAGCAAAAGTTAATACTAAATAAGGAATAAGAGAGATGAGTGGATACTATGACGTAATACATAAGGGACATAAAAACCACGCAAACAGGTCAATAAATTCTAATAATGAGGGACAGTTTCTTAGATTAGCTAAGATTACTCGTGTAGACTATGAAAAATTTGTCGTTGACTTAACATATATAGATTCTATAGGTAGTTACCCAAGTGTAGGTATCTCTGCTGCTTATGGTGGGTATCGTTCTTTTTTAGGTGCAATGCCTAGAGCAGGTGACTGGGTTATTGTAGGATATGCACGATCAGGATCTTTTACAGAACCCGTAATTATACAGTTCCTACCAAGAGGATATTCTCAAGGTCTAGCAAATGATATAGTAGGTTCTCCTAAATATCATGAAGAACAAGGTATATATAAACCCCTTAGATTTAAGATGAAAAAAATTTATGAAGGAGAGATATATGGCAGTTCTTCTTATGGTAGCGAAATTTATCTTGATAAAAGTGTTAGTATCTCCAACAGTAAGTTAAATGAAATTATTCTAAAATCTTCTGATCAATCCTTAAATATAACTGCTCTAAATGCCTACCTATCTTATTGTGGTGTGAGAACAACCACAGGATTAATTCATAGAAATGCTCTTATAAATGATCCTGAATTTATAAGTATAGGAGGAGATAGCCAATTTCCAACATATATTAATGAAGACGGAAATCCTTGTTATACAGTACCCTATACAGGAACTATAAACTCCTCCGCACCATATGGTAGTGAAACAATTGATATGGGTCGTCAGGGTTTTATAGAACATAGAACTGAAGTAAAAGAATTAGAATATCCCCTGATAAGTGTAACTGAAGCTAATAGTGGTGTAGATATAGATAGTCTTTATAAATTAAAATCTGATGGTAAAGAATCAAATCAACCCTTGGTAATTCAAGTTTTAGGTACTCTCGTAGGTAATGACCCTATAGGAAATGCTGGAAAGAAAAAATATGGCAAAATTTTAAAACCTACTCTTTTTAAGGATAATGTTAATTTAATTGGATCAGAAATAAGAGAAGATGCTTGTATAAGTGATAATGGTATTAACGAAGCTATCTCCTTAGCAGCAGCTTATACCCTTAAATTTCCTAATTCTGGAACGGGTTTTTACGTAAATAAACAAGGTAAATATTTTGCTAATATTGGAGCTTCAACTTCAGTAGATCCTGCTGGTCCCGGAGAGTCTGTTGAAATTAATACCATGGGTCATAGCAAATTATACTTTGGAGCAAATCAACGATTTAATAGATCTTTAACAGTGGGAACTCGTGGGGGTATAAAAACTTCTTTTGGTTCTGACAACGATAAACTTAGATCGTGGGAAGCTACCTTTAAGAAAGGAATTTACTGGAATATCCTATCTGGGGATAAGGATGGCTTAGCTTTATTTCATAAAATTAAAGGGGATGTTCGCTATGAAATATCGGGTAATCGTCATACCGTAGTCACAGGTAACGATATCCGACTTGTACATGGAATCCTAGAGGATAGAGTATTTGGTAAAAAAGTAGATAATTTTGTTCAAGATAAAGCAACCAATTATGGTGGAGCTTATGCTGAAACATCTGTAGGGCATTTCTCCCAAACATTAGCTTCTGGACAATCTAAGACTATTGCAGCTCCAGATGTTGCTGCAGGAGATACTGTAGCAGAGAAAACCGATGTTCTTTTAGGAGATGTGATCCATAGTATGCTTTTGGGGAATAAAACCGAAGATATAAAAGTAGGTAATTATGATACCAGTATGCTAGCAGGAAATAGAACTATAGATATTAAAGTAGGTAATTATACCTTAAGTATAGGTCTTGGTAATATTGAGATCAAAACAATGCTGGGATCTATTGATATAAAAACTACTACAGGTAATGTGACGATTAGTGGGACTTTAGGTGTGAAAGTCAAAAGTGCAGTTAAGGTGGATATTGAAGCTCCTCAAGTTAAAATAGGAGGACTTCCTATGCAGGGAGGAGTTGTCAATGATGGACCAGCCGGTCATAAGTGTTACATAACGGGAGGTCCCCACTTAGGATCTAAAACTGTTACCTGCAATAACATGTAGGTAATTAAGAAGTAATATTACAATAAATTATCATAAAACAGTAAAATAAATATGGCTTTAAATGGTGGACAATTAGGAAAATTAATCTTAGCTCAGTGTTCTGCAAAAGGAATTGTTGGTACTGAAATGCCAAAATTTAGTGCAGCAATGGGTGAAGGTATTGTTGAATCATTTAAAGAAATGAATAAGGTACAGACAATTGATGTTGGGGTGATGACTTCAGGAAAAGGTAAGGGAAAAATGATAGGAATTATTCCTGATGTACTTGTTCAAATTACTATCCCCCTATTAATGGCTCAAGGTGTCTTAGGCACTAGAATGAAAGATATCGCTGAAGGGGTTTGTTTTGCTTGTGCTCTTCATTTTAATACAATGAGTGAAGTAGAGACATCCCACAGTACTGTTGCTTTAGGATCTGGTACAGGAAAAGTTTTAGGTTTGACTCCTGCTAAGATGGAAAAAAAAGTAATGGAGAAGATGAAAGCACAGAATTATGATGGAACAATGTTAAAACCTCTTGTGAAGGCTTTTTCTACAGGATTCTGTCTCAATGTTATGGCAACAGGTATAGTGAATGTAGTTATAACAGGTGCTCCATCTCCTCTGATTTTAGGTGTTCCTGTTCCATCAGGTGGTTCTGGAAAAGGCAAAGTGAAATAAAGGACAATAATTATGCCTATGAATTTAGGATTCTTTTTTATAAGAAAACCAAGAGTTAGTCAGTATAACGCAGTATCTACCCTACCCCCCACTTCTCAAGGTACTTTTGCATTAGAGCAATGTTTTAAAGTATCCTATACTGGAGCTGGAGCTTCTTCTGTTTTATTATCTATTACTGGTAAAAAATTTCTAACTCTTGTTAATGAAACTATGGATCATGCAGATAATTTGATCATAGATGTAATTGGAAGAACTATTCAAGAATTAGTAGATGAAATAAATAATAATTCTAATTATACTGCAACCATACTAACCTCAACTAAAGAAGATTTATGTTTATTAGAAGGAACAGTTCGAACAAACATAAATAATACCTTATACACCGTGTATTATAATAGAGAAATAGAGTATATGATAGATACCTCTGTAGAAGGTAAACTAGGAAACTGTTCAATTTCCTATAAAGAAGAAGATTTTATATTTAGTGGAGAGAACAGCAAATGGATGATTGATGAGGGATTCACTTATGATGCTCTTGATGTTCCTATTCCTGTGAATGGTTTAGTGAATTTAGGTAATTTAGGAGTACAAATAAAGTTTTTTCCAGCTATAGATGCTACGGATAATGACTTAAATAGAATAGTTACTTTTAATGATTTAGAACTTGTCCAATCTTTAGATTCTCCTATATCTGAAGCTACTTTTTCTGCTGCACCGCTACTTATACCTGATACCCTTGAATTAAAAATAAATCAACAAATTAAAGAGGAAGGAATAGATTATATAGTAGATTATGGTGTTCCTGCAGAACTTAGAACTGTAAATTCATCCCCATATATTTTTGATAATACCAACAATATTTTTAAAATAAGACATAATAGTTTGCCAATACAAGAATTTGTTATTCCAATAGGAAGCATTACAGCAGAAGATTTAGCAGATTTTATTAATCAAGAGGCTCTTGGATTTACAGCATATTCTTACTTGGATGTAGAAACTAGACTTGAATATTTTTCTGTTAAAGCAGATAGAGGGACTTTTTATCATCAAATAAAAATAGAGGATGGCACTGCTAATTCAGTTCTGGGGTACACTGATCAACTTGCATCAAAAGGGGAAGCAAACGGTAAGTTATTATTTATGACACATATCCCCTCAGAGGATATTACTCCTTCTGAAAGAATAAGTACTCTAGCTGTTAATGCTATTGCTTCTGCTACAGATAATCCTTTTTTAGGTATTTATACGGATAATTTTAAATTACAAGAAAATGGACAAGAGTTAGAAAAGGATAAGGATTTTCTTGTTACAGATAATGGGAATATTCAACTAGTAGCAAAAATAGAAGAAGAAAATTTATTAAGTGGAGTTTTAACTGAAGATAATAATTTATTCCCAGATAGTTTTAATGTTTACGATAATGGTGAAAAATTAATTTTAAATACAGATTATAAAATCAATCCCCAAGGGGGTTGGATTACTCTAGCAACTTCTGCTTTTCCAGGACATGTGTACACTGCTGATTATTCACATAAGACACAAGGACTTATTAAAGGAGAAGTTATTTTAGGAGAAAAAGCTTTTTTAGAAGGTACTCGTAATGCTCCCTATTCTATTTCTTTAAATCAGTCTACTTTTAAGGTATCTATAAATAATAATTCTGCACAATCCTTTGATTTTCCTCAAGGAAATGGAATTATTCTAGAAGATGTTATTTCAATTATCAACTCTTCAGCAACAGGGTTTGAAGCATACTCCTCTAATAACAAGCTTGCTGTAAGAACATTACTCTCTGGACCAGAAGTTTCTATAACTATATTAGATGGATCTTTTAATTCTATTGCGGGGTTTGAAGATTACACAAGTGTTACTGGATCAGGAGCAAAAGGTGGAGAGCAAGCTTTAGAAGTAACTCATAGTCCTATGGAAATAAAAGGATTTTCGGCTCCTGCAGGAGGAGATACTATCATTATAAAAAATAATGATATTACTAATAGATATTCTCCTGGTACTATTATAAAACTTTTAAATGATTATTATCAAGTTAGAGATACTTACTTAGAAAATAGAGCTAATATAATCAATTCCGTTTCAGAACCCTATACCTTAATTGAAACTTCCAATACTACTTTTAAATTCACTATAGATGATAATGAAGAGACCACAGTAACTTTTTCACCAGGAAAAGAAATAGGAGTAGATTTACTTATTGATCAAATTAATAGAGTACATCCAAATGCTTCAAAAGCAATGTTTATTAATGGAATGAAACGTATTCAATTATTAGGGGAAGTCTATGTTAAAATAGGTAATGGTAATGCTAACAGAACATTAGGATTTGAAAATAATTCAGAAGATACTGATACTCCTGATACTTTTTTATTCACTACAAGTGTTTTTAAAACAATATATATTAATCCCAAGATGTACACTACTGTTAATCCTGTAGTATTTGTAGATGAAGTATTATTCAAAAAAGAAGTACCTCAAAATACAAATGAAATTACATTTTATGGTGATGCTACTCCCACTTATCAAAGTAACATAGTTCTTAGATTGGATAACAAATATTTTTATACAGTTAAAAGTTCTAGTTATGATGTTGATAACAATGAAACCCTTGTAACCCTTACATCAAAAATTGATATTCCTATTTTTAAAGATACTGTTATAGCTTATACTGAAAATCCAATTTTATTTGAAGGAGATAATAAATTAAAAACAAATTTATTTCCTGTTCTTTCTGAACCCTTTACACTTTATAAAAATAATAATCTTTTAACTTTTGAAGAAGATTACGAAATATCTGATATGGGAGGTATAGAACTTACTAAAGGTTTAGTAAATGGTGATAAGTTCTATATAAATTATTTTGGCAAACGATATATAGATGCAGGTACTTCAGTTATTGCTGATTATACTTATTTTGATTTTTTAAGAATAGGTTCTAATATTAAAATAAGTTTTCAAGCAGATAATCCAGATAATTTTTATCTAAATGTTATCCATGCTTCTACTCTGATGAATTCTTTTCAAAAAGAAGCTATAGATAAGATACAACAAACTTCCAATTCTAGTTCAACGGGATTTCCTACTGGAGAAATTCCAGTAACTAATAATGCTGAAAGTGGTAATGGTTCTTTTGAATATGATCTAGGAGATTATGATGATAAAATTGTCTTGACACTTACTTGGTTTAACTTTTTTGATAATAGAATTAAATATTTTGAAGAAGAAAAACGTTTATTAAAAGGATTTAGAATTGGTGCAGAAGATGGTAGATTGACTCAAAGTCAAATTGAAGATTCAGCTAATAATCCTCCGACTAGATTATTTCCTTCTCCGGATAATAGACCTGAAGAAGAAAGAGCAGAACCTCTTCTCTTACCTTGTCTATTTGGTGAAAATAAAAATGATGAGGGTATTGATTCTATGGGTTGGTTTTCTGATCATATCCTTAAGGTACTTAATGATGAACTTACAAAGATTAATGAAGAAAAAACAAAATTAAATCAGTTATTAGGTAAGAGTACTACCTCTGGATCTACAGCTAGTACTGGAAGTTTTGATATATATGGTTCTGAACAGATGCAGTTGTATGTTGAAAGAAATTCAGGTGGAACTTTAATTCAAAATAACTATACAATTACTTTTACTGAAAAATTCAACACTTTTCCTCTTGTAGTACATCGACCAAATTCTGCTGCTGAAATTGCTAGTGATATTAATACTCAAACTGGATTAAGCATAGCTTCTAGTTCAGGAAGTACTGTCTATCTTAATTCTAATGCCTCTACTCCCTGTGTATATGTTATATCAGATGCTTCTAGTGTGGGATTTGGAAATGATTCTGATGCCTCAGTAAGAAGTAGAAGTCCTTGGTGGACTGGAGGATATTCCTACTCTTTAGTAGTTCCTGGAAGTTACTCTGTACACTTAGATATCTTAGAGGAAAATTCAATAAGAACTGATAATAATAATAGACACAATGAACAAATTCAACAATTGAATGGTATAATGGAAGAATGGGTACCCCCTTTAGATACGGCTTTTAATCCAGCTAAAACAGAAAAAGATAATTCTCAAAATTGGATTAATACATCTAACAGTTTTACGACAAATAGTAATACCTTTGATAATTTAAAATCTATTTCAGGGGGACATCTTTTTGATTCAATAGACGATCCTTCTATACTTAATAGTAGAATAGCAGAAATAGATACTAGGATAAGCACTCTTAATACTAGAATAAGTAATGTACACACAAGATATTCTGAAATAGATGCTACTCTTTTAAACGAACAATTATTTGATCAAAGATACGCTTGGTTAATCATACTCACACATCGAAATAATGGTTATTATGCTGATAGAAAAAGAGCAATTGATACCCATAACCAAAATATAAGAGAAGCTGAAAATAGTTCGACTGTTTTAAGTTCAATGAGTATGTTTGGATAATTATTATGAATTTAAGTTTTAGGAACACCCCTAGTAAACTACTAATAGACTCTAAAGATGAGAGAGAAAAATTACATAAAGTAGGAGGTTTCTTAAGATGCATAAACCCAAAAAGAAATGCAATCACTCCAAGATTACTGAAACATGGAAAAATAGAAGAAGATGTAAACTTCGAGGAATTCCTAAGTTAATCCTGGAGAAGGAGAAGAGATATGAATCAAGAAAAGAAACCTCAAAATCTTAATATAAACGAAAAAAAAGATACTCCTCTCAAATGGGAAAGGAAAGTTAGAAGTAAAGGTGTTTTTGATCTAATACAACCTATACTAGGTAATTTTGTTTTATTAATTGAAGAAGAAAGAAAAAGAACTATAGAAAAAATGGAAAGAGCTAAAAAAGTTTTAGAGAGGATGAAAAACAATAGATGAATGTTCCTATAATTTACCCTTATGATAGTTTATTAGCTTGGGATGATTCTTTACAAATTATCCTTTCTGGTTCTGCAGATACTAGCACTGTATCTGTTAGTGCTGTAGAGAATGGAATACCCACTGTAGCTTATTATAATCCAATTACATTTGAATGGAGTTATACAACAAGTATCACGGGATATGCTAATAACTTTGTAATTATTTCTGAAGATATTTTAGGTAATACTGCATCAGCAAATGCATATATTGCTGTTGATAGTCCACTTATTATTGACACTGCATCTAGCTATACTCGATTAAATCCTTCTTTACAAGGGCGTACTAGCGAAATAACTTTGAGTCTTGAAGCTAGTTCTGATGGTATAACTTATTCACCTTCAGGTTTTATACACGATCCTTATACAAATAATTTTATCTATAATAATTTTAATTTTAATAGCCCTACTCAAACATATTACTTTATAGGTAGGGATTTAAGTGGAGGAACAAGTGTTCCTAAACCTATAACATTAAATTATTTAATGCATGATCCTATTATTTATACAGAAATATCTGATCCTTATGATTCAAGAACAGTTTCTATAGCAGGAAGTGCTGATTATGATATTTCTGGATTTACTTATAGTCCTACAGGAGGACAATTTACTAGTAGAAATATAGAAACTTCTGGAGGATATACTGAGTGGGATTATAGATTTGTAATGATGGAACCTTCTGAAGAATTCAGTATAAAAACTGTGGATGTCTTTGGAAATGAAAGTTCAGAACAAAAATTACAAATAAATTATGGTGTAGAAAAACCAATTATTCTACTCCCAGGAAATATCAAAGCTATTTCTGATGATACTGCTATCACAGGAAGTACTGACGAATATTTTGTAACTTTAAATGGTGATTTTAAAGCTGATGGTATAATTCTTAGTGACATGGTTCTTGCTACTACAGGTAAGAATATTGGTGAATATCGAGAAATTGTCCAAGTAGAAGATAAATATATAGTCACAGATCCTTTTCCCTATCCTTGGGACTTAGAAGATAAAATAAAGATATATCCAAAAGAAGATAGACCTGTGATGTTTACTGATCAGGATAAAATATCTATATCTGGTAAATGTAATAAAAATATTGCTAAAGTAAGATATACTACAGAAGAACTGAAACCCGTTAAAGTCTATGCTAAAAATATACAAGGTTATTCAGTCAATCTAACTAATAATAATCTTGTTATTAATGTAAATGGAAAACTAGAACTGATAGTTTTACCCTCTGGGATTCTCACTGCTCAAGAAGTAGCTGCTCAAATAAATAATGCTTTTAGCTCCACTTTTGATTATGATGTAGCTTTTTCTGATGGTGAAAGATTTTATTTAGAAGCATTACATATTCAGATTTATCCTAGCACTGCTAATTCCACTATTGGATTAGTTGAGGGAGAAGTAAATTATTCTCTTGAGATAGATGTTCCTGATACTATTACTTTTTTAAATAGTGCGGTAGGTGGTGCGGACTGTTCAGAAGAAGTTGTTGAGAGTGGTCTTCTCTTCTGCATGAATTTAGATGGTATTTTTGTTAGATTCACACTGAATACTAATGTTGAATACACTAAAGACTGGATAATAGAAAAGATAAACTTTTTAGCAGGAAAAGAAGTATCTACTAATATAGGTCCAAAGATTGTATTTAATGTTGCTAAGAATCTTTGGGTAGGGGATCCTTTAGAGGATTTAAATCTTAGTGAACAATTAAATGGTGATGCTAATTTTAATAATGATTTAAATTTAAGTACGGATATAAGTAGAGATCCAGACAGTATTGATAGTGGTATTGCTGATGACATCATAGGATATGATGGCAATGACGGGGTTGGAGCAGGCGATTGGAACATAAATCTTAGTATTGTACAGCCTTCAAATGATATTAAAATTTATGGATTAAGCGAATTTTACGAACTTTCTCCCCCAGTATCTTTGAATGTTGAGTATCAAATACCTCCACCACAAATAAACGATTATCCAAGTATTGTATCAAATAATTTTATAGATCTTAGTGGTACTTTTAATGGTAGTGCTGGGGATGTTTTAATTAATGATGTTTCTGCGGATTTAGCTAGCAACGGTCAATGGGTACACCAAGTTCCAGATTTAGATTTAGGAAATAATAACTTAAGTATTATTGCTAAAGATCGATTTGGTAGAAATTCGGGTCCTTTAGAAATAAAGATCACATATAGAGATGATAGCGATGTACCCTTTCCAAGTCAAGATGGCAGTATTCCACTTGAATGGCAATCTATAAGTACTCCTTCTTTTGGTCCTGATACTGTTAAGAAAGTAGCAGATTTTATTGATTCTGTTTTTGAACCAATCATAGGTGTACTTGATTTTGTTAGTGGTCTTTTGGATATTGCTAAAGCATTTATAGTAGATAATATTTTAGGTCCTATTAATGCATTAAGAGCTGCTATACAAGCTATTATAGATAATATCACTGAGCTTCTTGATAGGTTAGTCAATGGAGCAGGATTATATACCCTATCTACATTGCCTAAATACTCTGATATTTTACCAGCTTTATTACGAGATGGTTTAAGTTTTATTAAAGGTGATTTTTTTGATTTTTTCAATAAAATCGAAGCTAGTTTTGATGATCCTTTAGATGCTAATCGACCCCAATTGAGTTCTGATTCTATTGTGGGGGGAGCAATTTTAGCAATAGGAGATTTTGCTGGTATTGACGATTTTATGAAAGCATTTAAATCTCTTTGTGAACTCTATAATAAACAAACCATGGATTATGGTTTAGAACCTGTTAATAATTTAAAAGCTGAAGGACAAAATAGACGAAATATTTTAACTTGGACTGCACCAGATGGAGGATCCAATATCTTTCCATATGATTATGTCATTCTAAGATCTGAAGTTTCTGGTGGGGTTGTAAAAACACAACAAGTAAAATCTCAGATAGATGAACAAGATCAAAATTATCGCTATTTTGAAGAAATATACTATGATCCTTCTACTGGAGAATCAGAAGGTGAATATGAAATAATCGGTAAAATAACAAATTACCGAGTTATGAAAGAGTTTAAGTTTATTGATGGATCTCCAACACAATCTGAACTTGAAAATGAAGAAGGGGTTGACAAATATGTAAATGGAGCTTTAGATTTTTTTAAAGCTGTAGAAGAATTTGTTCTTGTTCGAACAGAATCAACCAATATTCCAATAGAAAATGGAAAAACTTATTATTATAAGGTTGTTCCAACAACTAATTTAAATAGCTTGACTTGGGAAGATTTTAAATTAGCTACTCGGGGTAATAGTATAGAAGTAGTAGCTACCGCAGCATTTACACACTTAGAAGAAAGAACAGAGTATTTAGATGATCAAATAACTAAAACTAAACTAGGTTATTATAAATTAAGTGGTAGTATCTATGATAAAGATACAGGTCTTTTTGCTGATAATGTGTCTTCTTTAAAAGTTACGGTAGACGGAGCTAGAACAGCTCCTGCTAAGATATACTCAGAAAAGGGTTTAATTATATTGAATAGTCCTCCCAACAATTCTTTGGAAGTTACTTACTGGGGTAAAAAAATACAATCTACCACAAGAGCTTCTATAGTTAGTTTGCATCAAGGACCCTTCACATTTAAAGATACTAATAATATTCTAGGTATTCAGGTGGGTAGAGGAGCAACTGTAACGGAAACTTTTGGACTTGACCCAATTACTAGAACACAAAACGTAACCTTAACTCGATTTAAAGAAGGTGAAACAGAAATAACTATGTCAGCTACTGACGTAGCAAGTGTTATTAGATCTCAAACTGGAGGTTTAAAAGTTTTTGTTGATCATCTTAATAGAGTTGTTTTAGAAGAAGATCAAAACCCGGATCCTTATGTAGGATCCTATCTAGAAATAAAAATCACTAACAGTGTATTAGGTTTTATATCCGTTGAAGATTTACCCCTCTATGGTTTACCTCCTAAAGTAACCTATAGTTTTAATGGTCAAGGAGAGGAACCTGATTATTCTCATACTAAATCTGAAGCAGGACCCTTGGGCGGGGTACCTCCAGATTGGAAGAGTTTAAGAATTTCTGATTTATTTCCTGAAATTAATGATGTTCTAAGATATATCAATGAAACTTTTAATAAGTTATCTAAAGGTTTAGAATCTGCTACAGATTCTTTAATTAAATTTATAGATCTATTACAAGCTAAGATTAATGCCCTTTCTGATATGCTAAAAGAAGCTCAAGAACTTTTAAAAAGAATGGCTAATATCCTAACACTCCAAGGAGGATTCTATTATTTGAGTATACCCCCTAATAGTGGTGGGGTGGAATATTTTAAAGAAGCAGTTAGAACATCTATAGGATATCCTCCAGATTCAGAATATACAGGTGGAATAGTCTTTTTGTATACCGATGGGGGGACAGCAACAGCGTTGGATTGGATATTAAGTTCTATTGGATGATAAGGAATATTTATGGCTTTTGATTTTTTAGGAACAATACCCTCTTTTGAACATTTTGAAGAATTAGAAGAATTTATACAAATTGAGGCAATTAATCTTGAAAACCGCATTAATCATCTTGTTGAAGAAAATAAAAGATATATTGAATTATTGGATAAATTTCTACAAGCAGATACTCAATTAAGAGCAGAATATAAGAAATCTTATCGACCTGATCGACTTTGGTTATTACGACCTAGAACAAGACCTACAAAGCGGGTAAACACAATTGATGCTCTTAATGCTATTGATGTGGATACTCTTAAAAAAACATTTTTAGATACAATTAAATCAAAAAGAGAAAATAATGAATTTAAAATTAAAAGATTAAGAGATTTATCTGATCAGATTCAAAAAGAGATAGAATTTTTAACTGAAATGAAGGATACTTATGAGTCTTACTTAAATAGAGTAAGAGTTAGATTTGATTTAGACGACTTTCCTGAAAATCAAAGAAATAAAGAGCAAGATCAAGCTGAAATTCAAGAAAATATGACTGCAGTCCCTGTAGATAAAGGAATAATAACTGAAAATGGAGTGAAATATTATCTGATTACTAGTATTAACCCCCAATTTGGCACAATATCCTTTGATGGTCAGACTCCCCCAATAAAAGAAGGAGATGTGATTGTTCTTTCTGGGGGTAAAAATAATGGTAATAAAACAATTATGTCTATAAGATCTAGCCGTTCTGTTGTAGTACACGAATCCTTAGTTGAAGAGACTAATTCTAAATCTAGAGCAAATATTTTGAATAATTAAGTAATTTTTGTGTCTTTAGTAACTTACTAGAAGGATACATTTATGTCGATAGATTCTAAAATAGAAAGTATTTGTGATCATTTAATCCATGAAGAACAATTAGAAATAGATAGTGATTTAAAAACTTTAAGGATTCCAAGGACTTTAGCATCTATCAAGGTTACTTTATATGTAAATGGCTATAAAATAGAGTCAGATCATGAAAAATTTGGATGGTCAATTCAAAACGATGAAAATGCTATATATACAAAAAGATCAAAATTAGTTTTTAAACATAAACGAAAATCAGAAGATGATTTTTATACAGTGAGTTATTCTGCAGTACCTGAATTTTGTCCCAAGTGTCAAGGATTGAGAATACATAATGATGAAGCTTATACAACTCTTGGTAAAATTCGTACAGTTAGAAATGAAGATAAATTATTGCAAGAAGTAAAAAAAGGATTAGCTACACATTTGGGTTCTAATCCTTTTCATATCTGGATAGGTACTCAAATACATACTCTGATTGGAACTAAAATTTATAATGTTGATTTAATTAGAGCTAGAATAATAGAAGAAATTTCTCGATATTTGGAGAAATACATAGATATTCAACTTCAACAAGGAAATTATCAAGAAGTAACTTCTAGGGAAGCGTTTGGTCAAATATTATCTATTGATGTAGTACCCCAAGAAGATATTGATATCTCTTACTGGATAATTTCTATTATTTTTAATAACAGAACTGGAGCAGATATGCTCTATGAGAAAAAAATAGATATTCCTGGACCTAAAAATATTCTATATGGGTCACAACAACCTAATATTAATTATTAAGTTTTTTGAAACGTGAAATACGTAGAAGAATCTATATAATTTCATATATAATCTTGATCTTTTCTTATATAGTCTATAATATCTAGACATTAACTTGTATAAGCTATATAGGAGAATACCAATGTTTGAAATTGAAAAAATTCACGATGATGCTATACCCCCAAAAAGATCAAATCCTAGTGATTCTGGATTAGATTTAATTAGTGTAGAAAATCTAACCCTTAATCCAGAAGAAGTAAAACTAGTACCTACTGGTTGGAAAATGTCGGTTCCAAAGGGATATGAAATTCAAATAAGACCTAGATCCGGATTAGCTTACAAAAATAAGATTATGGTACTTAATTCTCCAGGAACTGTGGATGCCTCCTACCGGGGTGAAGTAAAAGTTATCCTATATAATGAAGGCAAAGAACCTTTTGAAATTAAAAAAGGGGATCGTATTGCTCAGATGGTAATTAACAAAGTAGAATTATGGGAACCTGTTTTAACTGAAAAGCTTTCGGACACAGTTCGAGGTGATGGTGGTTTTGGATCTACAGGGATCTAATGTGGGAAAACTTGATAAATGATTTTTTTAATTAGGAGATAAGGATGCCTTTTACTTTTGAGAAATTAAGTTTAGAAGAAGTAATTTTAGTCACCCCAAAAGTATTTGGAGATGACAGAGGTTTCTTTTTAGAAACATATAAAACCAGTGATTTTTATGCTGGTGGAATAAAAGAAATTTTTACTCAGGATAATCATTCTTATTCTTCTTCTTCTTTTTCAACAAAAAAAGTATTGAGGGGAATTCATTTTCAGAATCATCCTAAACCCCAGGGTAAATTAGTAAGATGTATTCAGGGAACTATTTATGATGTTGCTGTAGATTTAAGACCCAATTCTAACTCATTTATGAAATGGGTAGGAGTAGAGCTTAATAGTAAAAATCATCAAATGTTGTATATTCCACCAGGATTTGGACATGGTTTTTCTACATTAAGTTATGAAGCTGAGATAGTATATAAATGTACTAATGAATATGATTTTCATTTAGATAGTGGAATTACTTGGGATGACCCTGACTTAGGAATTGATTGGAAAATTAAGGATCCTCTTATTTCTGAAAAAGATGCTAAACTTCCTACACTAAAGGAGTACTTAAATGGAAATAACAATTGAAATTACTCAATTCTGTGAACATGACTGTTTTTACTGTTCCTCTAAAGCTTCTCCACAGGGAAAACATTTAGATATTAAATATATTGAAACATGGTTACGGGAATTAAAAGAAGACCCCGATATAATAAACATTTCAGGAGGAGAGCCTCTATCTCATCCTAATTTTTATCAAATTTTAAATCTTTGTAAAAAATATACTAAAGATGTGAGAGTATATACTAATGCTTTGAGTTATATTATATATAATACTGATATTGTTCAGGAAATAAAACTTGAAGCGAATGTATGCTTAACCCCAGGAAATAGATATATCCCATCTAATGCTGATAATGTTCGCCTATTAAAATTGGTACCTAAAGGAAGAGGCAAAGATATTAAACCTGTAAATATCACTTTTTCTGGTAAGGATTGTAAAGATTGTAATCATTCTGTCTTACAAGCAGATGGTAAAACAGTTAAAGCTCCTTGTAAAAAGAGTTATGATTAAAAAAGTTATACCCGTAATTGATTATTCCGTCAGGGGTTTATGTGCTAAGAGTTATCCTAATCATCCAAAGGGATGCCCTAACTTTAATAAACGCAAGGAATGCCCACCTAAAGCTAAATTGATTGACCAAATTTTAGATTTAGAAAAACCCATATATTGCATCGTAAATAAGTTTGATTTTAAAAAACATACAGATAAAATGAGAAACAGACATCCTGAATGGTCAGAGCGTCAAATAGAATGTTGCTTATATTGGCAAGGAACCGCTAGAAAACAACTCCGTGAAAAAATAAAAATTTTTTCAATAGAAAAACCAGAATATAAGATATTGACTTGTCCAGAGGCATGTGGGGTAAATGTTACTGCAACAGTAAAAAAATTGGGTATAGTACTTGAATGGTCTCCCAAAAAATGGGTCTATCAGGTAGCTTTAGCTGGAATAGAGCTTTAACTTAGATAAGCTAAAATCTCAAAAGTTTTATCCTTAACAACATCTGTTACCTTTTTTTCATGAAGCAAATGCCAGGAAAAAGCTATTAAACTATTCTTTATTTCTACTGGGGAATAAGGATCTTTATGTTTTTTTCTAGCAATATGAAGTTCTATTCTTCCTTTATCTTCTCTAAATTTATCTGAACTGGTAACTTCATCTAATTCCAAACCATTATCAGCTAAAATTTCATTAATTTTACTAATACCCTGATCTATTTTTTTAAAACGACCATTTCCGTCTAAACCAGCTTTTTTAAACTCTTCATTTATTTTTTTTCTTTCTTTGGGTTTTATTTTATCAGGCTTATGATCCTCGGTAATAAAGTCTATAGATTTTAATCCAAGTTTAGTCATGGTTTTAGCTATGATTTTTGATCTTTTCATTAGTTTACCTATTGATATTTATATTTATTTTAATTTAAATATTAATAGATTCTCACCTTTAGTAAATGTTTTTCTTGTTCTCTGAAAATGATTTAAAGAATTATGACCCACGGGTATTTCTTCTAAAAAAATTAATTTTTCTTGAATACAGATACTTTTCATATCTTCTTTATACCTATTATTAACTACAAAAGAAAAATAATGAGGATTCTTCTTTAAACAATTACAAATTATTTTTCGCCACCATACATTTAACCAAGATTTATAAGTAGGATACTTTAAGGTTGATGTCTCATCTCCGTCATATAACTCAGTATCAAAATAAGGTGGACAAGTAAATACAGCATCAAAATATTCTTTAGGAATAAAATCCTCAGCAGGATTATTATAAAAATATTTATTTTGCATTTTAAAATACTCTGCTATAGCTTTATTTCCTTGATAGGTTTCTAGGCAAATATCATTACCTATATAAGTAATGTTCTTAGCTCCTAGAAGTCTATGCCCCCAACCCATGCAAGGATCATAAATTGATTTTATATTATATTTTTCAATAAAAGCTTTAATCCAAAAAGGACTAAAAAAAGAATACCCTATATGAATTCCAGATATCTTAAATCCCTGAAGATACTGCTTTATCGAAATTTTAAATTTATCTTTAACTTTATACTTTTCCCTATTTGCTACTAGTCTTTCTCGGATTATGGGGTTATTCCAAAGTTCTCTTTCCTTTCTATAAAAGTGAGGTTGAAAATGTTCTATAATCTTATTCTGATAGGGATTTTTTGAAAAATCCCCAGGTAATTTAGTAATTCTTTTATATTCTTTTTGAAGAGTTCTTTCTGAATAGGATAGGGGTAATCCTTGTTTTAAGAGTAAAAAAGTTAACCAATCTGGACCAAGTTCTATGTCTGACATCCAAATTTCTAAATAGTTTAAGCAATATTGAGATGCATAAATTCGTTTTAAAGGATCACTCTCTGTATATACTTTTAAAGCATTCTTATAATGTTCAGATATTTCTGCTTTTTTCTTCCAATTATCTAAAAATTCTTTATCGGGAGTATAAGGTTCTTTACCATGACTCCAATATCCTTGTAACTCAATAAAACAGTCATTCTTAGCAATATAAAAATCACATGCAAAAGGATAACGAGGATCTTCATTATATTGTCGCTCAATATCTTTTTCCAAAAGCTGTTCTAGTAAGGACCAAATTAGAAAATATAAGTCATCTTCAATTTTTGAAGTACCATAAGTTCCATTATCTAGTTTTGTTTGATGAATCTTATCTTGAATTTCTTTAGATTGTGCTGGATATTTCACCCCATATCTTTTTAAACTAGTCTGAATAATTTTATCTTGAATTTCTTTAGATTGTCTTGGATATTTCACCCCATATCTTTTTAAACTAGTCTGAATAATTTTATCTTGAATTTCTTTAGATTGTCTTGGATATTCCACCCCATATCTTTTTAGAAAAGTTTTTCTTATTTTATCTTTAACTTCTTCAGATTGAAAAACATAGTTAACACCATATTTTTTTAAGCAAGTTTTTTTAGAAGCTTCTTTAAAAGGAGAGAAATGTTGAGGATTTTCTACTCCATATTTTTTTAAATTAGTTTGTTTTGTTTTTTCTTTAATGAGGTTAGATTTTGTAGGATGATCATACCCAAATCTATTCATATTAGTTTCTTTAAATTTTTCTTTTAGAATATCAGATTGCAGAGGATATTCACAGCCATAGCGTTTTATCATTGTTTTTTTTATTTTTGCACTAAGCTGCTCTGAGCTAAATGCTCCTATAGCACCATATTTCTTTATAAAAGAATTCTGAGTTTTCTTTTGAATTTTTTTAGATTCTAAAGGATATTCTACATGGTATCTCTCTAAATTAGTCTTTTTAATTTTATTCTTTATTTCTTCGGAATAAATTGGATTAGAAACACCGTATCTCTTTAGATTAGTTTTTTTAATTTTATTTTTGATTTCTTCATTTTCTAAGGGAGATTTACTTTGAAATTTTTTTAAACAAGTTTGGGTTTGTTTTTCTTTGACCCAAGGAAGTTTTGCTACGTTAGAAACACCGTACTTTTTTTGTACTGTTTTTTGGCAATTTTCAATTCTTCGCTTAATATCTTTTTGAATTTTATGTTTTTTAAGATATCTTTTGACTGTAGTTTTACCTACCGCTAGGTCCTTAGCTATGTCTGTGCCTGTCTTATTTAATATTATATATTCCTGATATAGCCAGGAAAAGCTATCCAATTTTTTTAGAATATTAGAATTAAATTTTTTAACCACAACATCTTGCGTAAAAGTAGTCTTCTTCTACACTAAGCAGTATAGATTACATTGTCAATCTGAAAATAACACTTAATGTTGCGGTATTAGGTTTATTGATTACTTGAATTGTTCGATAATTGATTAAGTTATCTTTTGCTTCATCAATCACATTTTCCTCTGCGTCACCCCCGTATAATCCCAATTCCATGATAGGACCAACCGCTTCAGATTCCGAAAAAACGGTTTGAAAATCAATAATATTAGTTATCTCTGTCGCAGGTAGTCCAGAACCATCAGTTTTTACAAAATTGACATTAGCAAATCTTTTTCTTGCTAATTCAGCTTCAAGTTTTGTTTGAGTAGTTGTAGCCACAGGTGGATTTTGAGGATCCCAAGAAGAGTGTCCAGTTCCCACAGCTAGAACCCAGATACCGTGAGCAGGACCTACTGGATCTAAAGTAGTTTGTCCATCTGCTAAAAGACGAGCAATAAGTAATGAGGCTGAATCTACTATAACATTTTGGTAATATTTTTCAACTTTACCGTCATTATGATTTAAAATAAGAAAGAATTCACCTTTCATTTTACTTCTATTATTTTCTTCATATTTTGTACCAAAACTCATTCTTCCACTAGTTTCTGATGTTTTCTTTAAAACTTCCTTGTTAATATTTGCCATGTCTCTATTCCTCCAAAATTCATATTTTTATTGTATATATACATTATATTAATTAATTATACAGGTACCACTTCGATTGCTGTGGTAATAAAATTATTATTACTTTGAGTTAACACAGGAGATGGATTTTCATATTCATTTACAGTAATATAAGTTGCAAAAATAATATCCTCTTGGTCTAAACCTATGCTACTATTATTACCTGCAGAAGGGTCTAAATGTATTAACTTATTTGATTCTAGGTAGGAATTTCCACTAAGATCATATTCGAATCCTTTAGTATAATTAAATACTTTATATACTAAAGAAACCTCAGTAGAACTAAATAATATGAAGTTATCTGGGTCATGCACTGAAATCAGATGTTCATATTCATTAGTATGATCCACAGCTTCATAGTCCACTCTAACTATATCCCCATAATCTAACCCCTGAGGATTTAAATTGAAATCTAAGTCAATAACTTGATCATTAATAATATTCATACCAGTTAAATCATAATAAAAACTTTGAGTTTCATTATAAACACTATTTACTATTCCATTTAATATCTTTTTAGGAGTTAGAAATAGAAGTGGAGATAACGTTGGAATATTGTTATTTATGGATGCTACTTTTACACCATAAGCATTAATAGAAGGATCTATTAATTGTAAATCTTCTATGCCATACCCATTCATCATAAAAGGTATGTAATCTGTCAATTTTACATAAGAAGTTTCAACATCAGCTTCTTTAAGTTTAGTTCCTGATAATATATCGCTTTCTGTGTTGGTTAAACCCTCATTAGCTATTAACCAAGCTTCTTCTTTATAATAATCTCTTGAAACATCATCTAGATGAATAGGAACTACTGGATCTGGATTAATATATCCTGAAACTGAACCAACCTCAAAAGTATGTAATAAATATCCTCGGTCAGAAGAATTACCAACTCCTTGATCTTCAAAGTAAATACTTCCTGAATTAGCAAAAGCTTCAAAACTTTCATCATTTGCTAAAATTGGAGTACTATATACTGGATTTTCACTGGGGTCTCTATTCCACAAAACTTCCCAAAGTTCATCTATACCCCCATATTCCTCTTCTTTCACATCATCAATAAGCATATGAGCAGTGGTATGTGTTCCTCCAAGATGATACTCAGGAACTGTGGGTAAAGGATGTTCAAAAACATCCCAACTACCATTGCCCCCATGTAATGTGCAATTTAAATCATTGATGACATTAAAGGTAGCTTCAACAAAACCTGTTCCTGAGTATAGCTCTGGAGTTATGGGATAGGTAAATAATTGACAATCATAATCTCTCTTAATGGTTGTTTCTGTACCACCATATGTGAAATCTAACTCTATTAATCGGCGAAAATCCATCATCATTCCATTTTTAGGATCTTCACAAAGAGTTTGCACTATGTTAGCAGTACCCCCGTTATCTAGATACTCAAATTCAAGAGCACTATAAAAAGGATGATATGAATCATAATGAATTTCACTATACATCCTATCTTCAGGAGTATTCATTATGAACTCATTGTTATTCATTCTAAATTCTTGAAAGGGAAGTCTTCTCCAAACATCCTTTTTATCTAGAGATCGGGGAAAAAGTTCTTGACCATCAACTAGAGTAGTTGAGTATATATCGGAATCATAACCATGAGATTTAAAAATGTCATAATCATTTATTCTGTTTCTTAAGCTTAACTCATTCATATTAAGAGTTAAGGCATCGTTGAATACAGAAGAATTAAATAAGTTAAAACCTTTATAGCGATAACTTTTTTCAAGAGGAATTTGTTCTTCTATGGAATACTCTGAAGGAAACAATACTGTTCTATAACTTAATTCTGTAGCTTGATTTTTCCAGTTATTAATAACAGAATCAAAATCATTCGTAATTAAGGCACCAATATATTGCCTTAGATAGTAATATGTTACAGTTATTGTAGATGTATCAGAAGGTATGTCTCTTAATTTAAAAGAAGCAGAAAGTGGATATATTTCTTGTACTTCAACTCTTATTCCATCTACATAAACTTGAATATCACTAGTTTCATCTGCTAAAGAACCGTCCTCTTTACCAAAGGGACCAAAACGTGTATGATATATAGCAATATCATAAGTATCCCAAGTACCTCCTGAGATAGACCTCGCCCATCTGGGAGAAGATTGTCTAAAAGAACCTTCCGAAGTAACTTCTTGAGCTATTTCATCTTCTATTAATAAATAGTTATCTCCAGCACATTTTTTTCTAAAATCTTCATAATAGTAATTATAAAGATCAACATGAGATACCTCACAAATAGCAGTATTTGCTATTTTTTGCTTTGTTTCAAAACCGTCATGTGTTATGACAGGATCGTTATTCTCGTCAGTAACAAGAAGACATCCTTTTCTAAAAATATCAAATAATTCTGAAAAGATAAATTTAGTAACATATGTAGTATGAGCTGGTTTGATAATATTTAATAAAAATTCGATATCTTTTTGAAGTTGATTTACATCTTTTATACGAGGGTCATCAACTTGAATAACAATATCAAAAGTAAATTTTTTAATGATGGAATCAAGTGAAGGATCTTCTCTAGATAATAAAAAATTTTCAACAATACCTACGGGTACTTCTACAAATTTTAAAAGGGATCTTTCAATATTAGCTTTAGTACTTCCTCCAAAGTAAGCTTCAATAATTGATAGATAAAAATTTCTTACTTTTTCATCAGTGGAGGTAGTTTGGGCAAATCTTTGTCTAGGGAAAAGAAAAGATGCTATATTTTGAGAAAGGTATTCTCCTCTAGTAGTATCAAAAATAATATCATCGGTTACTTGTTTAGTAATACATAGAAATCGAGCTGATTCAAAAGCAATAGCTTTTAAATGCATAGCATAATTAGTGCTAGGTACATCAGATTTGTAGCTAGAATCTAATAGACCCAACATACCTCTATCTTTAGGAACATATGTTCCATTTTCTCCATTAGATAGAGATTTTACAATAAGTCCAAGACGTTCATTTGCTCTTTCGAGAATATCTTTTCGAAATTGTTTAGTATCTAAAAAACCGTTTGTGTTACCACCGAATGACATATCTTAGAACCCTGTAAATTTTTTGGAAAAATCGTATGTTATAATTAAATTACCAACAGCTCCATACTCAATGTCACTAAAAGTAATATCTCTAGCACCAGTAGCATCTACTACAAGATATGTTGTTGTAATTGTAGCATCATGTATATTTCCTATTTTTGGAGAAACATAGAGGTAACCCTCTGAATCAATAAAAGCTCGTCCTGCTGCTTCAGCTACTTTAGATAAATCATCCGTTAGGAATAATTCAATATCATTTTCAAAAACTCCTCTGAAAGCGGTATTTGATCCACCCCCTTCTAAGGTTTTCCACTGCAGTGTTCCTACACTTTTGTATGCAGTAACATTCACTGTTTGATAAGGTACCCATTCATCTGCATAAACTTCTTTAATTACCAAGCTATTATTTGCCTTTACCATTTTTGTGAAAGGAACAATCACATAATCCACTCCATTGATTCCTTCTATTACATGAATTATATCAGATTGATAGATGGATTGACCTATGAGTTTTTCTGACAAAACTTTTGCTATAGCAGTTCTAACTTGTCTATCGATGCTTGTTTGATCACTACCATCATATAACATAATCTTAATATCAAAATCAATATAAGTTTTTAAAGCAGATTTAACAACAACATCTGCAGTAAGATGTCTCATGGTATCTATTCTTGATTTAACAGAATGAAGCAGAGTATTCACGGTATAAGTAACCGTAAAATTTTCACCTGCTTCATAATCCACAAGTACTTTTGCTCCATTGGGGATAGAGCTAGTCACAGTTCTTTTTAGGGTAGTAAGTTTTTTCATGCTACCTGGGGTAACCAAATAATCAATAGCTCTTTGATAGGTAGTAGTATTTGTCTCATCTGTAACTACTACAGTATCTACATCAACACCAAATCTTTCTAGAGATACTTCATTTTCTCCAAATAATAGGTGATCTTCATCAACTACTACTTTTATACTACCGTTGGGAAGACCATTAGCAAAATTCAAAGACATCTGATCTTTGGAAGACGTTGAGTTTCCAAATTTAAGAGGATCTTCTAATTTTTGAAGAATAATATTTTCTGATGTTAAATGACCAGAATTTTCTCCTATACAAGAGACAATGGAATCCACGGGTTGATTAGCAAAGACATAGGGTTCTGAATCTCGATATCTATAGGATACACTTATAACATCTGTAGGACTTAAACCTATAGCTTGATTAGCTTGAAGTGATTCATTCAAATCAATTACTTGTCCTTCACCGATTATTACAGCACCTGTTACATCATATAAAGCTTGTTTAGTTAAATTTTTTACTTCAAGTACTTGGAAGATAGGTTTTTCATAAGTTACGTTAGAATTATATATTCTGAAATGAAAGAATTGAACACTTTGAATAAGAGCTTGTTCTCCTTTAACCGTATTATAGGTAAATCCAAAATTTTCTGAATAATTAGTAGTTAAGCTACCTTGTACATAAATATCTACTTTTCCAAAAGTATGTACTAATCGAAGGGGATCTATATCCCTTTGCATAAGTTCTTCACCTGCACTAATAATCTTAGTTCTTTGGACATTAGGAGTTCCTAAAGTAGTAGCTAAATATCCTGCTTCAGTTCCTGCATCAACACTAACAAAAGCAAGCATTGCTCTTTCAGCTAAATCATTATTAGATTCTATATCTTGACCAAATTCAGTTGGATTAGGATTAGTTACTCCAAAGATAGAATCAATACCACTTACAATAAGTCTAATCTTGCTAGCATCAACATTACCCACATCCCCTGGTTGAAGAGCACGTATATCTAATCTAACTTCATACCTATTAGTACTTCTGTTGTAGTAATTTTCTAAATCATCTACAGATAGTATAAAGTCGGTTAATACTTCAAATTGAACGGGTTCTGTGGTTTCATCTGAAATAGTTTCAACAATACCACCTGAGTTAATAACTGCATCTCTAGTGGGAGTTTTTAAAGTATAAAATAAAGCTTGTCCTATAGCATTTTGAGCTGCTTTTCTACGATAATTCACATTTCCAGCTAATTTGGTAAAAGCATTATCAATTAAAACTTGTACTCGATCCGCATTTTCATCAGATAGAAGTAAAGCTTCTTTTAATCTAAGTTTATTAGCTGTCGTCAAAACATCGTCTGATACCCCATCTCCATTTGGATCATCAAACTCAATTAATGTTAAAAAAGATTGGGAACGATGCATAAAATCAAGAATAATATATAATCTTTCAAATTCATCACTAGGGGGGTTAATATGCACGTCTCTCGTAATAGTTCCGGGCTTAACATCTATTTCAGAATTATTTTGTAAAATTTGATCAATCAAACTTGCTTGGATATCAACCGTATTTCTAGCAGGAAGATCTCGGATAGTTGTATCTAATAATAGTGGATTTGTTCCTAATTCAGCACTGTATATAGATTCTACTTGTTTTTGAGAAGTTGAATCAAAAGCTACTGCAGTTGCGACATAGTGATTTGGTTCTGATAGAGGAATCGTTCCTAATGGTTGATTTAATCTGTTATGTTCATAGGAATAATAGTAATCCCTTACTACTTTTTCAATAATATTTGTTGTTCTGATGTCTCCTGAAGTATCAACAGTTTCACTAAGAACAATGGTATTTTCTTTAAAAAAGTCAGGAGCTGTAACCAGAGTACTATTTAATAAAGTAAACCCCTTAGTTCCTCCACCAGGTTTTTCACTTCCATAAAAGTTATAGCCTATAACTTCAGGTTCACTATTCTCAATCACTGATATTTTAACTGAATTTCTACTTCTTTCTAGAGTAATACCTGTGGGAGCATCTACAATTAAATTTAAGTTATCATCAGTGATATAAGTTACTGTTAAAGTGTCTGGAGAACTAGTTATTCCATCACCATCTATTGCTGTAACATTAAATTGATTTTCACCTTCAGATAATAAGGTAACAAAGGTCCAGTCTGTTGCTCCGGAGGCGTAAGTCACCCCAGTTGTACTTCCGTTCACCAATATTTTTTCGGTGGTTGGATCCGACCAACCTTTTATAGTCTGATTGACTAAATTGGTTGAATATCCTGGAGCATTTGTTGGAAATGTAATTTCAGGTATAATAGCCACAAAAGTCTCCCCTCTCTATTATTTTAAAGTATGTCCCTATGCTTAGATAAAATTAGTAAAAAAATTGTCTTGTTTATAATAACTTAATAGTAAATTATGAGATTATTTAGATGGGAGTTTTTAAAGATTGAAAAGGATTTACTAATGCTTAAAATAGACAGTTATGAAGAATACCATGTAAATCATCAGGATCTAGAATTTGTATTCCATAATCCTGAGCTTTTTTTATTTTAGAAGTGGTGCTATTTTTATTTTTTACTACTAAATAATCTAGCTTTTTGCTTACCCCAGAAGCAATTCTACCACCTTTTGCTTTGATATTTTTTTCTAAAGAATCATCACGAAATCCTGAAAAACAAAAGCTTTTATCAGTTAGGGCACCTTCTATTTTCTTTTTTATATTAACATATTTTAAAATTTCTTTAATCAAGGGAGCTTTAGCTTTTAGACCAGTCACAATAAAAGTAGCTAGTTTTATTTCAAAACCCTCAATATTAACTATATCCTTAATTTTTAATGCTAGGATATGTTCTAAATCTCCAAAGTTATCTTCAAGGATTTCTGCTCTTTTTACAGAAAGAGACCTAATATTTAAGCCTGAAAGTAGTTCTGAAACAGTAATTACTGTTTTACTGTTTATTTCTTTTAAAATTTTGGTAGCATTTTTAATGCCCTGTCTATCTAGTTCTGCAATATCTTCTATTTTTAATTTATAAAAATCAGGAATAGATTTAAGTTTTCCAGCATCTATGAGAGCTTCCACAAGTTTTTCACCCATGTTCTTTAAACCTAATACATTTAACCAGTGTAATAAAGCTTTAGCTACTCTGGCACCACAATATTCATTTCGACAATAATAAATAGTATCTTCTTTTTCTAAAATAGAAGCACAAACTGGACATTTTTTAGGTCTCTTTATTGGGGTACTATATTCATTTTTTCTAATTACCTTAGTAATCTTTGGAATAACATCTTTACTCCTAATTACCTGAATAATATCTCCTGCTTCTATGCCTAAACGATCTATTTCATCATAATTATGTAGTGTTGCTTTAGATATAAGAGTTCCACCACAAAGAACAGGGTCAAGTATTGCTAGGGGAGTGATTGCTCCAGTTCTTCCTACTTGAGAAACTACTTGCAATAATTCTGTTTCTGCTTTTTCAGCTTCAAATTTAAATTTTCTTGCATATTCGGGGAATAATTCATTATCTGTAATTTCAGTTTGTCTTGAAATATTATCAATATTTACTACTAGACCATCAATCAAATAATCCAATTTTTCTCTAACTCCTTCTTCATATTTTTTATGGAGAGCTAGAAGAGTTTGTAATCCAGTTGTATAGTATCTAGGGGTTTGAAGATTTAAATCTTTTTTTATAAAATCTAAAATTTGTGTTTCGGAATCAAAAGTTATTATGTAATGTGAGTTTTTTGAATAAGCTTTATAGAAAAAGATATCCAAATGCTCACAACCTTCCCCATTCTTTCTTTTAGTAATACCCACAGCAGCGTTTCTTTCATTTGCCATTTCTGGAAAATATTCTAATTTTATTGATTTTCTTAGGGCAATCTCTCCTCGGGTATAACCACTAAAAGCAATTGGTAATCTTTCAGGAATGTTTCTCATCTTTTTTACATTTTCAGTAATATCATCTCCCTCAAAACCATCTCCACGAGTCAAGGCTTGTATTAGATATCCCTGTTCCCACTCTACGGAAACTGAGAGTCCATCTATTTTTTCACTAGTACAGAAAACATCTTCTTTAGCATTTTTATCAACCCATTTTTTTATATCAGCAGTTACGTCTATAGTAGTGTCAAATTCTATTAAAGACCCCATGGGGATACTATGAGCTGCTTTTGAAAAACCCTTTAAAGTATTTTTGGTTCCTATTTGGAATTTTTCTTTATAAGTATCTTGATAAAGTTTTTTAACAAAATCAAATTCATCATCTGATATAAAAGATTCTTGGGTATAATAAGAATCTGCAGCTTTAGTCAAAAAAGAGAATACTTCTTCTTTTTTTAAATTTTCAATATCCCAAAGCATTAATTTTTTATAAGTTATTTTATCCTGAAGATCCATTTTAAGCCTCTACTTTAAAATCATGGTAAAGAATTGCTTCTCTTTTTGCAGAATACAACATAAAAATTAATTTGTGGGTTTTTTGTGCTCGTTTAAGGGTATTCCATAGATGCTGCGGTTGGTCATATACCCCCTGATGCCATTGTATTGCTAAATCTTCTAATTTTGTTAATTTTAAATATTTTTTAATTAGCATTGTAGAAAGAGTTCCGTGGGGATAGGGTAATTGAGCTTCAGGATAAAGGTCATACCCATCCTTTTCAATAAAAAGGAGTTTTCCATTTTCTTTTACTCTATTACGACCATCAGGTCCTTTCACTGTCACATTTTTAGAAACTTTTTGAAAAATACCAATACAACAAAGATCGTGTAGTAATCCTATAATTTTTATACTTTCTTTAAATTTAGCTAAATCGGGATGTAAGCTACTATTTCTTTCTAAAATTTGATATACATTTAGACTATGTTCCGCTAACCCACCTTCATAAGCATTATGTTCATTACAGCTAGCGGGATCGATAAAAAAAGATGATCCTTCTAAATATTCAATCACTTTTTTTATACCAGGACGTTCTACAGAATTTAAAAGGTCAAGTATACTTTCTTTTACATTCATATTTTTCTTCTTTGTTTATAGTCTATATCTTTACATAGTCTATGTTTTTTAGCACAATCTGTACAGATCTTATCTATTTCGGTAGACCCAAAGATTAACTCTTTTCCACAAATACTGCAGTTAGTCTTAGTCATAGCAGCACCAGCCCAAACTGCTCCCATTAGATAGAAACAATGGATACAGAGATTGCTTTTTAGACGATTTTTTCTTTCAATATCTTTTTGAGCTGCATAAGCTAACCTGATATATCTGTGGGTGTTTTCTTTACTTTGAAGTGTTATTTTTTGTACTTTTTCAAGAAAATCTTGGGGATTATTCATTATTGGGTTTGAATACTTGACCTAATTTAGTTCTAATTATTTTTATCACATCAAAAGCATCATCAATTGCAGTATGAGCAATTTCTTTTTCAATTCCTATTCTTTTCAAGCATTCTTGGGTATCCGGAACAGATTGATCTGATTTTTCTAAACATAAAATACTTGGGTCAATAATTCTATGTCTTATTCTGACAAAATCTAAAAAATTGGTTTGATGTTTCAAAAAAGGTAGATCAAAAGATCCAAAGTTTTTTCCTGCAACATTGATTATTGTATATTTTTTAGATTTTCCCTGAAGTTCATACCCATTACTGAGAAGAAACTTTAAGAAAATTTTACCCAAAGTATTGGGGTATAGATAGTTATACCCTTCTTCTCTAAGCGCAATTCTTCTAAAGATAGAAGGATGCATAGATAATGCATAGGGTTGTCCCCTATATTCATCCATACAGACATAAGCATGAAATTGAGGTAATTGTTCTAGGGGTTTTTGTATAGATAAATCATCGAGAACTGCTCCAAATTCCACAATATTATTATTTACAGGGTCTAATCCAGTTGTTTCCAAATCAATTGAAATATACTTCATAGTTTATCCTTTTAATAAGTATCTTTCAGAATCTATATAGATTATTATATAACCTATAAGTATTTGTCAAAAGTTAAGTACCTCTAATTTATTAATATAAATATATTTTATCAGATTTTCTATTAATATCTCACATATCTTGAATCAAGATATTACAGATCACGGAGATTAATAAATGGCAGACATATCAAGAGATACTTATGATAGAAGTAAAGGACAAAGTAAAGTTGTCTTCCAGCAAAAAAAGCCTTTATTAAATTATGAACTCAATTTATTACAAGATATTCTCAATGAGAAATCTATTGATATATCTAGATATGGTTTGGGGGATAATTTTATAGGGGATAGTTTCACTCTATATCCTTCAACTTTACCTAATGAAATTTTTATTAAAAAGGGACTTTTTTATCATAAAGGGTACCCAATCGAATTAACAGAAGATGTTAGAATTAATGGTTTATCGACTCCTGGAGCTAATAGAGTTGATTCTGTTTTTGCTGAATGGTATCTAGATGAAATAGATGGAACAGACGATCCAAGTATAAAAGACAGTAATCTTGGTTTTGAGACATCAAATCAAGAAAGAATTATCTTAGAAATCAAAATAAGAGAAAATGCAGAGGATACTAATACTTCAGATCCGAGTATAACTACAGATATTAATCCAGACCCTGTACTTGAAACCATAACTTATGATGGTACTGATAAAACAATTTCTTTAGATCCTTTGAGTGGTAATGTTTTTCCTGATTGGTTATTGAATAACTTTTCTTCAGGGGTAACTTTTACCACAAGCGATCCTTATAATCCTGGTCCTTTTACAATTAATTCTTCTTCAGTTCTTTTAAATAAAAAAACCTTAGTTGTAAATGAGGCTCTTTTTGACACAGTTCCTCATAATACGGTTAAAAAACTTACTTTTTATGATTCTAACAGTTCAAAAAGCTGGGTAGCTAATAGAAGAAATTTTTTCAAGATTGCTAATATAAATAGAACAAGTACTGCGACAATAACAGAATCAATGATTGAAGATGTTAGGGATAAAACAGTCTATAATTATGTTATAGATGGTTGTTCTATTGAAAAAGTGACTACTACATCAGTTAAGGTAAATCCAGGAAGATTGTTAGTCGGGGGTATAGAACATTTTATTGAAGATAATAATGAAATTTTAGATTTCACTACCAAAACCCCAGTATCTGGTATTCCTCCTGTTTTTGGCAAATTAGAAGATGGCACTATAAATTTTGTTTTTATTAATAAAGCGGGTAATTTAGAGTGTAGTCAAACAGAACCTTTAGAATTCCATGTTTTATTAGCAGAAGTTTATACTTATAGTGGTTCCGTTTATTCTATCATTGATAGACGAAATTTTATTCCTTTTGCTTGGAAAAATAAATTTTCAGAAGGAAATTCAGGAGAAACAGGGTTTCCAGCATATTCGCACCAGTATAAAGCTGCTGAAGATATTGGAGCTTACGAGGTTGTCACAATTGTACCTGGTACTACTAAGGATATTGTAAAAGCAACTGCTTTTGATCTTTCTCCAAATCCTATTAAGGTACCTGTGATTGGTATTGCTGGGCAAGCAATAAGAGAAGGTCATATTGATAATGTTGTCACTTTTGGAGAAATCAAGAATACGGCTTGGAGTTTTACAGTTAATCAAAGTGTCTTTTTAGATACTGCTTATGGTCAACTTACTCAGACTCCCCCATCTCTTCTCGGTACTTTCACTTTAAGAGTGGGTGTAGCGGTAGCTTCTGATATTTTATTTGTAAATCCAGAGTTTAGTTATATCAAGAATAACCCACCACATCCTTTTGATACTAACTTTTTAGTAAAAAGAAGTACTGGGTTAATCGAAGAATCTAATGATGCTGATAAGATTAGTCCTGATAAGATGAGCTTTTTAGCATCTGTTGCTCAAAGTACAAACGATAAAACTTTTGATATTTTCCCAGGAAGATATTTTGTAAATGATACTGAATATGTTGATTATTCTGGAGAAACAGTTAATTTAGGTTCTGGAACTTATCAGACATCTCCTCTTACAGCTTTTTATTATAATAAAGCATATTTTACTTTAGATGATGTGGGCACTGTCCACATGTATGAAAGTTTAGAAAAGAGTGCTTCTTCCACTGTTGAAGATCCTGAAATTCCCGATAATGAGTTACCTCTATCTATGGTTGTTTTTCAGGACAATGGTTCTGGTGGTGCTGGGACCATTAAATCTATTGCCCAAGAGCATATTCTAGATAAAAGAACTTGGTTAAATTTAGGAAATCTGGATAATACCGCTTTTAAACCCGTGTATCGAGATGATCAAACTTTTCTTATTCAAAAAGGAGAAGGTTGGTATAATAACCTCTATGTAGAATCTTTAAATAATCTCTCAATTACAGCGGACACTACTGCTTCAGGATCCACATATTACATATACATGGATCTTGTAAATGCTTCTGGTTCTGTATCAGTAGGAAGTTTTACTACAATGCTATCTACTCCATCTCAATTAGATAGAAGAAGATATATTCCTTTAGGAAAATATTCTGTTGATGGAAACAATAAAATTGTTAGAAATAATTTTAAAGTTTATAAGAGTAAATTTTGGAAATATAGAGATACTCCTTATACTAATGAAGAGACTATCACTTTAACAGGAGATCAATCCTCTTTTTCTTTAACTACTCTTACTTTTTTAGATACTGATTATTTAGACATTAAAATAAATGGTAGACAAGTTTATGAAATAGACGACTATACTAAAACAGCTCCCAATTCAATTAATTTTGGATATACCGTGAAGAAAGGTGCCAAGATAAAAATTAGAAAAGTATAAGATAAGCAACTTTCAATTAAGGATAGGATAATAAGATATGAGTGATGCAACTAGACCACAAACCTGGGAAATAGTTAATGAGAATTCTTTAGATATTCTTGAGACAAGTAATCGAGAATCTCTTGATAATCTCTTAGTAATTTTAAATTCTAAGATTAACTATCCCTTTAGAATATCTTTAGTAGGTACTGTTCTAACTATTAATGAATCCGAGATACAGACTTATAAATCGGATGGTTCTGAATGGGGAGGTACTGAAGACAGTTTTAAATATGCTACTGCTCCTATTGATGGACAGTATGCAACCTCTGCTGCATCTACTATAGACCTTTCTGATGGTTTAAATTCTGGAGATTTTGCTTCAGGAATTGAATTTACTTGTCCCACTCTTCTTGCTGGAGATTATATTTGGTTAGGCATTGAAGTGAAAACAGGTGGGGAATTAAATTTAGTCTGGGGAAATCCCGGAGCAACTTTAGGTACAGCTACTTATCCTACATTTACAGGTACTGCTGTATGTCTAATTAAGTTACAAGCTAATATTGGAACATTAGCTCCTTTATGGGGATCTTTTAATTCTGTTACTAGCTCTGATGTTATAATTTTTAAAGGATCTGGCGGTGGCGGTGGTGGAGCAGGATCAAATGATTTTGTTCCTATTTATAAGTCATCTTCAGAATATAGATTTCAAGGCACTCAAGGACGATCCACTCGTTTTAATGAACAATATTTTTCAATTGATGAAGACTTAGATTTTTCTTATAATCTAGTTACTGATAAGATTTGGTATATTGCACTTGATACAAATCAAGTTCCGGGATTAATTACTCCTTCTAATAAAGATGACTATATAGTTGAGACAGACCTAGAACCCAATTCTCCTTCATTTCCTCAAAATTTAATTGTTTTAGGGTATTATGAGGTTATTGGAGGTGCAGTTACTCAACAAAATCTAGGCACATTTTCACCTAGAGCAGTGGATACCTTTATTGGAGATTTGACTGCAAGTTTTTCATCTCCAACTTCTTATCGAATTCAAAATACAAGAGGTAGATTAGTCAGATGTAATCATAAATACTTTTATTTAGATGAAAACAGTGATCTTATAAAATCTTTTGACCCCGGATCAACTGGAGCAACAGGAACTTGGTTTATCTGTATAAATACTGAGGGTGCTGGGGAAGAATTAACGGTATCCCACTTAATAGAAACACAACTTAATCCTAGTGAAATTTCTTTTCCACAGCATTATGCTCCTTTAGCAAAATGTGAGGTATCTGCTACGGGAATGGAAATATCCTCTTTTAAATCTGTATCTGATAGAGATGTGTATACTTTATTAGGAGATTTTACTCCCAGTTATATAGATAATGATACCTTTGTCATTAACCATACTTTTGGAAAGAAAATAAAGTTAATGTCTCAATATTTTTATAGTGAGAATAATCTTTATAAATCTTTTGAAAAAAGTGCTTCTGGTACTTGGTATATCATTATAGATACTGCGGATCCAACAGGTCCAGGACAACTAACTACAACTCATATTAAATTTACCCAAGATGACCCTGCATTACCCTCATTTGATGTGGATTATGTAGCTATTGGAGAATATTTTGTAGAATCTGATTTGACTACTATAGATTATACTAAGTTTATACCTTATTTAGTAGGTGGAGCTGGTGGTGCTGCTGGTGGTGGTGGGGATTTCATACCTACAAATTTAAATGATGATACCTTTTCAATAAGACCTACTGTAGGAAGAAAAGTTCTTTTAAATGATAAGTATTATTATACTTTAGAAGAATTAGTAGTTAGTTATGAGAAGAGTGCTTCAGGTACTTGGTATATTGATGTTGATACCACTCAACCTGCTGGAGAAATTACTCAAGCTAATCATACTGATTATATTGTAATGACTCAAGAAGCTCCGTTTTCAACATTATATAATCCACTACATGTCACAATAGGTCAATACGAAGTAGATGGTACTTTAACCGTAGATAAAACCACACATGTGGGTTATTCAACAAGAGAACATGCTAATTGGATGAATGGTATTCCAAATATTTGGAAAAAAGCAGACATGCAGTATGCTTCTGGTAATAATATCAGTTTAACACATAATTTCGGGATGACTCCTGATTTAGTAACTTTTAAATATTGGGATGAAAGTGCATCTAAATTTTTAAATCTATATAGTGCTGATATAGAACAATATCGAAATGATACTGTAGTTGTATATAATATACCTGATTATACCACTCATCCTTTTATTACTTGGGATACTGGAGATTATTTTTTAGTTGAAGCAATTAAATATGCTTATCCTCAATCAGGTGGTTTTGTAAGTCCTAAAACAGATTATGCTACAGATTGGTATTCTACACAACCCGCAACAGTAATCACACATCCCTTAGTTACAAGACCCCAAAATATTTCTTTAGAATTTTTAGATCTAACAGGTACACCGGTTTATTATGTAGAAGATGGTTTACAATATGTAGATAAAGATACTGGGGGTATAAACGAAAATTCTGTAACTTTTAATTGGACTGCTTTAGATACACTTAGTGCTACTCTTAAAATGAGGATTCATTTTAATGTCAGTAAAGTAAGTGCAGGAGCTTTTGAAGCAACTAGAACAGAAAGAGGGACAGTTTCTATAACTGGTGATAGTTCTAAAGTAGTATCTCCTGATTTAATCCTTACTTCAGCAGATACAGATTTTGCTACGATTATTAATGGAATGGGAAATAATATTTCTGTATTAGTTACGGAAGATATTACTGTCTCTTCCGAGCAAGATATCTCTGTTACGGGGGTAAAATTTGATATGATTCCAGGAACATACATTCAGTGTGCTACTTCAGGATTAGCTTCAATAGTTAAATTCTCTGGAAAAGATTACGAAATTGAAAACATCAGAATTCAAGCACAAGAGACAATCACTTCGGGGTTAAAATTAAATGCTAAAGGTATTGTTAAGAATATGTATGTTTCCCAAAATATTGGTGGAAAAATTTTAACAAATGCTCTTGAAGTAACTACAGGAAATATAATTACTGCAATTGGCAGAGTGGAAGAAATAGCAGGAACAATCACTAATAAGAAAATAGATGTAGACGGTAATTCTGAAATTTTAATTTCATTTAAACCGGATACTAGACTAATTTCTACTAACGACAATATGACTTCTAACGATAAAGTAATACTTCTTAACGGAGCAAGTAATCCTGTAGCAATATCTTTGGTATCTGCAGTAGGTTATACTGATAAAGTAACTATAATTGCTTATAATATTACTAATGAAGTTAAGATAATTACTAATGGTTCTGAAGAAATTAATGGTGACTCGGGTGATTACGTCCTAGAGACATATTATGAACAATTAACCTTATTACCTTATGCAGGTAATTGGATAATTATAGGATAAGGAGAATTTATGAAATTTTATTTAGTTATTTTATTTTTTATTTCTTTTGTAGCTGGAGCAGCACAACCTCCCATTATGCTCAGAGATAAAGACAGGGATACACTAATCGAAGTAGACACTGGATTTTTCGGTGATAATGATGAAATTCTTTTCACAACACTAGGTCTTCCAAGAATGACTATTGAGAGTGATGGTGACATTGTGATGAAACAAGACTTACTAGTTGAAGGAACGCTTCAACTGGGGGTATCAGGATCTCCGATTTCAAGTGTCATTGGTGGTGGTGGTACTGATAATTTTGTACCTTTGTTTAACGGAACAAACCAGATTGATACTTCTGTGATTAGTGAAGCAGAATTAAACTTATTAAATGGAAGAACTACTTTGATAAGTGGTGTAGGAGTTAATGCTACTGTACCCGTTTTTCAAGGAACTGAGGGTATAACTTCTACCTCAATTTCTTCTACTGAGCTTAGTTTACTAGATGGAAGAACTTCTCTTATTGGTGGTACTGGAACTAATGATTTTGTACCTCTGTTTGACGGTACCGCTAATCTCAACGCTTCAGCGATTAGTGAAGCCGAGATTAATTTACTGAACGGGAAAACAGATGTTGTAACAGGTTCCACAAATAACGCTTCGCTAGTCACTAGAGGTTACGTGGATGATGCTGTAACTAACTCTGAAGTAAAAGTGTGTGGGGTTGCTTATTACCCCGCAACAACTAATTGTGTTTTCTCAAGAGCTGCTTCTTCGTCTTGGGGTGACTTATATGATGCAGACTGTGTGAGTCCCGTTATAGAACAGTCATATTCATGTGGCACGTGGTCTACAGCAGATGCTAATGCACCCCAGATAACAATAAGTAATTTACCTGCTGGAACTTATCAAGTGATAGTTCAAGCTTGGCTTATTATTAACAACTACGGTACTTATAGACTAACCGATGGAACTAACCACAGAGCTTATCAGGGTTTTGTTAACGAACCCCCCAAAGGTACAACTCTCACAGGAATTTTTAGGTATACCTCTGCAGGAACTAGAACTTTTAAAATTCAATCAAAAGGAGTAGTTACTCAAAGTGTAAGGAATGACGATGGTCCTGTTGGTTATAGTGAAGGTCGGACTACTTTTACTATAATCAAGTATCCTTTATAAGAATAGCTTAAAATAGATGTAGGAGAGAATTAAATGAGTAACAGAAGAATGGAAAGTCCGGAGAAGTTCGTTAAGATATAAAAGTAAGTAACTAATAACTCACAGGAATAAATAAATGGCTAAAGTAATAGAAACCAAAAAGAATAAAAAAGTAGAAGTTTATACCAAAAATTCTTCTGGGGAAGTTAAAAGATCCGGAGCATTTTCTCCTGAATCAGGAATTGTTATTGGATCTGCAGGAAAAGGTTCTGTGGGAACTATTGATGATAACATTAAGCTTCATCGAGGGGCAGCAGGTCTACAATTTGTTAAAGAAACAGATACTACTCCTGATGGAGTAAGTGCTCCTTTTTCTAGCTTAGTTTCTGTCACTACGGTTTCTTCAGGAGAATTAATAGTTGGATCTGTAAGTCAAGTTTCTGCAGGAAAAGCTACACACTCCACTTTATCCGCAGCTATTTCAGGAGCAGTAGATGGAGATACCATTACAATCTTAGAATTAGATGCTCCCATTACGGAAAGTTCTACAATCACATTAAATAAAAGAATAACTATTATAGGTAAAGGAAACGGTTCTGAAATATCTGATGACTTTGTAATAGCTTCTACAGCAAGTAAAAGTTTAATAAGATATATTAAATTTGGACAAAATTTAACAATACAAGCTAGTTGCAACAACACCTTAATTACAGACTGTTGGTTGAGTTCTACGAGCGTATATACCAATAATGGAACCAACAACTACGTTACTTTATTACAAGAAGTTTAATATAGGAGATAAATAAATGAGTAACAGAAGAATAGAAAGTCCTGATTTAAATTCAGATATAGAATTAGCACCTTCTGGTACTAAACAAGCAAAAGTATCTCATGATGGTGGTATTATAATAGGATCTAACAGTAATGACGCAGTTAATGTTAAATTACACAGAAGTGGAAATGGTGAAATTCAGTTTGTTGCTGGAGATGATACTACCTCTGAAGGAACTATCTCTCCCAATTACGGAAATGTAAATTTACGAGCTGTTAATTTATCAAATCTTAAGCAAACTTTAGTTGATTCAGCAAATATAGATTGGAATGCTAATTTAGGAGCTAATGCAGAAGTGACTTTAGCTGGAGATAGAACAATAAATGCTCCTACTAATTTAAAAGATAGTTCCACCTTAACACTTAAAGTAATTCAAGATGGTGTAGGTAGTAGACTTCTTACTTGGGATCCTATTTTTAAATGGGCTTCTGGAAATCCCCCAGATCTTTCAACAGATCCAGGAACATATGATATTCTATCTTTTTATTATGACGGTACCTATTTAACGAGAACATCGGGGGGTAATGAAAAAAATCCAAGATATTTTCGACAAATATTAGTTGATGCTGCAAATATAGATTGGGATGCTAATCTAGGAGTTAATGCCGATGTTACTTTAGCTGGAGATAGAACAATAAATGCTCCTACTAATTTAAAAGATAGTTCTACTTTAATTTTAAAAATCAAACAAGATGGTGTAGGTACTCGATTACTTACTTGGGATCCTATTTTTAAATGGGCTTTAGGAAAACCACCTAAACTTTCCAAAGATCCAGGAACTTATGATATTATATCCTTTTATTATGAGGGAACTTATTTAAATGGAGATAAACTAGGTTCAGGAGGAGGAATTATAACTGAACTTCAAGATTTTACTGTTATAGGAGATGTAGGCGATGTAGACCAACAAATGGCTGGTCATACTTTTGAAGTAATAGAACCGGGAACAACTTCTGGAGAAGTTTTAGCTCTATACCTATATGGTTCAACTATTACAGATGATGAAAAAGGAACCTATAATCTAACAAACAATGGATCCATCGTGGAAGGAGCTGGAATATTTGGAGGAACTGCAGGAGCTGCTGTTTTTAATGGTTCTACTCAGTATTTTAGTCATGCTTCTTTATGGGATACTGCTCCAACATCAATTGTTGTAGATGGTTGGATTAGACCCTCAGCTATTGGATCAATTCAAAGAATCTTAACTAAATATAATAATACAAGTACAATAGAAGCAATTGATATTTTCATTGATACTAACGGTAGCCTTAATGCTCGTACATATATTTCAGGTGTTCAATATGATACCAGTTCCTTTCAACCATTAACAGCAGCTACTTGGTATTACTTTTGTGTAACTTGGGATAGCGTAAATGCTGTCCGAGTTTATGTAAATGATTGGCTACCAGGATTTGGAGGAACTACAACCATGATGGCTTCTGGATCTGATCAAGATTTTTCAATAGGAGCTAGTTTACAAACAGGTTCACCTACTGATTATTTTACAGGTAGAATGGCATATACCAGAATTCGAGACAAAATTATGACACAAAAGGAAATAGAATTAGGATATGCTACTCGTTATGATCTAACTGTTGCAGGATATTCAGATACAGATTATACAATAGAATGCTTGGTTAAAGAAGATGGACACGATGATTTTATTTCTCATGCAACTTGGAAAGAAATAAACAGGAGTGCTACCGAACTCTATAGACCAGGTGGAATTTTTAAAGCTGCTGATAAAATACGTCTTCTAGGGAAATAATATGAAATTATTATTTATTATAATAATCTTTATGATGTCTTGGTCGGTTTATTCAAATATTTTTTGGATACCGAATTATATTATTGATAATGACCAGGATACATCAGTATCCATAGGGTTTAGTGATATAGATAGTATCGTATGTCGAACTTTGGGTATACCTAGAGTTACTTTTAGTAATAGTGGTAATGTTATTTTAGCTAACGATCTAGTAGTATCGGGTTCTTCTCAACTAGGACCCATATCACAAAGTGAATTAAACTTATTAGCAGGACGTACTTATATCCCCAATATTATCGGGACAGATAATTATGTGCCTTTATTTAATGGTACTAATAATCTTGATGTTTCTAATGTTAGCCAAAGTGAAATTCAATTACTCAATGGTATGACTGCTGTACAAACTGGTACTACTGATAATAGTACATTAGTAACTAAAGGATATGTTGATGATAAGGCTGGAGCTGTAACTTGTTATGCTATGCACGTAACTCCTACTAATACTAATGCAGGGGGTTCTGCTGTTGGATGGAATACTCGACCTCTTAATGTTCTTAATACAACAGGATTAACCTCTGGTAATTCCTGCCCTTTTGCTACTTTGTCTTCTAATCAAGTATCCTTAGTAGCTGGAACTTATGATATAGAAGCAATGAGTGTAACTTATAGTTCTATGGGACATCAATTACAAATTGTTAATATTAGTGATGGTGTCGGTTATTTTGGGGTTGGTGGATATAATGGCGGTTCAAGTGCAACCCCTACTTATGCTTATGCTAGTATTACTATAGCTTCTACTAAAGTATTTATGTTATATCATTACTTTGAGAAAGCTCAATCAAGTTCTGGTTTAGGTTTAGGTTTAGGTCTTATTTCTGGATATGATCTAGTATGGGGCTTCATGAAGATCATTAAAAAATAAGGTTATACTTATGAAATTATTGATAATTTTCGTATTTGTTTTATCTTTTAAAATCAACGCTTATAATTTACCTCCCAGATATATAGCTGATCAAGATTTAGATACCTCAGTATCAGTAAGTAATATGGATACCGATACAATAACCATGATTGCAGCAGGTGTTCCCCAATTTATTATAAGTAATAGTGGGGATGTTTTAATAACTAATAACTTGACTGTGGGTGGTTCTTCTCAATTAGAATCTATTTCTCAAGATGAGCTAAATTTATTAGATAATAGAACATATATCCCTTATGCGGTGGGTACTGATAATTATGTTCCATTATTTAACGGTACTAATAACTTAGACGCTTCTAATATTAGTCAAACTGAAGTTCAATTACTTAATGGTATGACTGCTGTACAAACTGGTTCTAATAACAACACAACTTTAGTTACCAAAGGGTATGTTGATAATATAACTAGTCGTTTAACTTGTTATGCTATGCATGTAGTACCTAATAACACTAGTGGGGGTGCTATTGCTGCTCTTACTTGGAATATACGACCATTAAATACTTTAAATAATACTGGGAGTACTAACGCTGGTTCCTGTCCATTTGCTAGTTTATCATCTAATATAATGTACTTAAATGCAGGAACATATGAATTAATGGCTTATAGTGCTATTAATCAATCGGGTTTCTCTCATGTAAAATTATATAATGTCAATACCGGTGCTAATTATTATGGTTTTGCTGTTTATGATGCAACAAGTGGTGCTAATACTGCTGGTTATGCTTTTGCTTTAGTTACGATTTCCTCTACTCAGGGATTCCGGATAGAACATTGGACTCGTTATGCTAATAGTTTAGGATTTGGAATAGATACTCCAAGTGGAGTAAGTAGTATTAAAGGATACATACGAGCTATAAAAATAAAATAGGATAGATATGAAAATATTATTAATTTGTTTTTTTATATTATTATCATTGGAGAACTTAGCGTATAGTGACCCATTAAGATATATTGCGGATAGAAACTTAAAGACATCCATTTCCGTTGGATTTGAAGATGCAGATACAATTGTTTTTACAATATTAGGTCTTTCTCAAGCAACCATTAACAGTACAGGTGTTAACTTTATTAATAGTTTTACAGTTAATGGAAGCACACAATTAAGTTCTGTAACTCAAACACAGCTAAATTTATTAGATAATAGAACATATATTCCTTATGCGGTGGGTACTGATAATTATGTTCCATTATTTAACGGTACTAATAACTTAGACGCTTCTAATATTAGTCAAACTGAAGTTCAATTACTTAATGGTATGACTGCTGTACAAACTGGT